AGTTATACGAAGACATGAAGAAACAGTGGGAGGCGGAGGAATGAAGGAGTACATCACAAAGGCGAAAGTCATTGAAGCGATTGAGAAAGCTATTGCTCCAGAAATTACTACAATAGGAGACTATGAAACTATTGGGGTATTCACAAGAGAATCCATTGAACAGATTGTATCCAACCTCCCCGCCGCCGACGTTGCCCCGGTGCGGCATGGGAAGTGGAAACCCGTAAAGTATAATGCATGCTGTTCTTGCGGGAAAAGTTATGGAACATATCATTTTTTGTGTTCTGCTTGTAACCACATTGCGTATAGCCAGCCTTACAGGCTAACGTACTGCCACAACTGCGGCGCTCGCATGGACGAGGAGGCCGACCTAGACGAAGCCATCGAAAAGTACCTGAAAATCAAGGAGGGGGGCCAACATGGACAAGCCTAGAATTTGCAAGGTGCTGGGGGTTGAGGTAAACGAAGAATTTACATACGATTTCGGCGCAAATCAGGTAAATAGAGGCACCCTCAAAATTGGAGCAGACGGGAAGCGATATTATAAGACGGGAGATCTCTGGAGCCCTTGCTACAATGAGGATGATTTGGCTGTAATTATCAACCACCCCGACCGCATCATCCGCAAGCCCCGCTGGACGGAGCAGGAGGTGGAGAGGGCGAAGGCTATCAAAGTGCTATATCCAGTTGTTAAAACATTGGCATACGTTGATATAGTGGGACAGACATTTTACATGTATGATGACGAAGACAACTATAAGGGCAGTCTTGATAACCTTGATGAAACGTTTCCTACGCTGAGGAGCATAAGGCGGGCCACATTGGACGAGATCATCGGAGGTGCCCAATGACCAGAGAAATCCTTTTCAAAGCCAAGCGGCTGGATAATGGCGAGTGGGTGAAAGGAAGCTTGATTTCGTTTGCAGATGGAGGGCGATCGATTTTACCATCTGAGAGTGCTGTGCTTTACAAGAAGGGCGAGTCTCTTTTTTCTACTGTAAATTGCCTTGAGGTCGACCCTTCCACGCTCTGCCAGTACACCGGCCTGACCGACAAGAACGGGAGGAAAGTGTTTGTTGGGGACATTGTAAAATGCAGCCGTGGTTGCACCCATGAGGTGGTATGGGTTCAGGAACACGGCGGAACCTTTATCGGAGGAATGCCAGCAATCTATCTATCTGACTTGATGCCAGGATACGCATGGACTGGTGAGGAAGAAATCATCGGCTCCATCCACGACGGGGAGGGCGGGCAACATGAGCGAGTGGATTAGCGTCAAGGACAGGCTGCCGGAAAGTCAAGCGGATGTCCTTGTGGTGGCGTTTTGGCATGAACGCTGGCAGACCATGATGGGCTGGCATAGTGACATGGGAAAGAAGTGGCGTGTCATTACACCACACGGAGAAAGAGAGCCGGGCGGTGTCACCCACTGGATGCCCCTCCCAGACCCGCCGAAGGAGGATATGGCATGAGGAGGAACGCATACGCGGCGAAGCTCATGGCTGCAAAGGGCGCTGTATCAGCACATCAAAAGAAAGAACTGGTACATAGATGCCTGACCACGGTATATCAAGCCTCGGCTGTGGCCTTGCACGAGGTGTACGGGTTCGGCCCGGACAGGATTGATAGATTCCGGGACGCTATGGAGGCCGTTATCCTGGAGTATGGAGACCTCCTTGACAGCGTAGATGCAGACTATGCCGACGAAAAACTGGAGCGAAGATACAAGGCCATTATGGGGAGGAATAGCCCTTGAACGAGTTCAAGGAGAGGATTGACGCTCCCCATGGCTAAAGCAAGGGGGACCCGCCGCCCAAATCTCGATGATAGAAGGGATGGAACCATGCATAGAGCGGTTTTTTGTAAATCGTGTGGGAATATGATAGCCACCACGGATGGAAACGAAATCAAAATTCAGCACCGTGGAAGAACCATTCGGGTGCATGGCTCTGCTTCTATCACATGTGAAAATTGCAAGGAGGATACATACATTGACACGAAATGTGTACGCAGACTATGCGGCGACAACGCCACTATGCCTGCCTGCGAGACGGGCGATGCACGAGGCGTTTGATATATATGGAAACCCGTCATCACTACATTATGCTGGTGCTGAGGCCCGAAAATTGGTAGAAAAGGCCAGATCCAAGGTCGCCAAGGCCATCAACGCTGAGCCGGACGAGATTTACTTCACCTCTGGGGCAACGGAGGCAAATATTTGGGTGCTTTCAGCATTTAGTACAGTAAAAAGCAATGTAGAGCACAGTTCGATGGAATATGGACGGCGCGGTGGAATTGTCGGACTCGAAAGTGACCATCTAGGAATTGTACCATCCAAACCTGTTATAGACCTGACATTCATTGATACCATGTCGATTCTTTGGGTCAACAACGAGGTCGGGACAGTACAAGACATGAAATCGCTTGCGTCATGGGCGACCAATTCCGCTGATAAGCTATTCCATACCGATGCCACCCAGGCCGTCGGGCATATCTCGGTTGATGTGAGAGAGACGGGTGTAGACCTACTCTCTATGTCAGCTCACAAGTTCGGTGGCCCGAAGGGCATAGGAGCCTTGTTCGTGCGCAGGGGTGTAGATATACTCCCTATGCTCCACGGGGGACACCAAGAGGCGGGAAAGCGGGCAGGGACAGAAAATGTAATTGGTATCGCTGGAATGGGTGCGGCAATTGAGTGGGCAACCAATAACCTGGACAAGAGTGTGCCCTATCTCACTAAACTACGTGACATTCTGATTGACGGCATCCTCTCTATTCTAGGTACGGAACTGACTGGACACCCCACACAGCGTTCTCCATCCATCGCTTCCTTTGTATTCAGGGGTATTGACGGACAAGCCTTGGTACTAGCTCTGGATGAACGGGGCGTATGCGCTTCTTCCGGCTCGGCCTGTTCGGAGGGTCAGGTTGGTGTCTCTCATGTGTTGAAGGCGATGGGGTACACCGAGGAAACCGGACGTGGTTCTCTACGGCTGTCCATTGGATGGGATACCACCGAGGCAGACGTGCGGTACGTCATCCGAGCGGTCAAGGAAAGCGTGGAGGAACTGAGAAAGTAAGGGATTGCAGGGAGGTTATTATATTGAAAATTATTGATAATGCAGATAAGCAGAAAATTTATGAGTCTTTGGCGCGAGAACTTCGATTTATTCGGGAAATGGTTATGAAAATATACTGTGACAAGGACTATCTAAGTTTACTTGGGAAAACCAGAATGAGCGGGCTCTCACGAGCAGAAAACCAAATTTACCGCTGTATCCTGGAGGCAGAAGAGTACTGGGTTAGAGATATGAAATCAGCTGGGACCAGGATTTTTCATGCAGGGTTTCACGATGATATTATCGACAACAAAGTGAAAGAGTCCCGAGAGGGGTTAAAAAACGGATGAAAAAGAACCTACGCCGCCTCTCCATTCTCGTCTCCGCTCAAACCGCTTGGAACCTAAACAAGCTGGCCGAGATATGTGGCTACGGGAACAACGTGGGGAAGGTCGTGGACAAGCTGGTGAGGGAGAAGATGATAGCATTGAAGGGGGATAGGTGTGGTAGCAACCGAGACAATTCTTGATGCTATCCACCTGGAGCGTGCCGACAAGGGCCGAACTACGGCATGTTCGTCGTTCCGGTGGAATGGGAGGGGGGCTGATGGCGAGGCGCAACCGTAACGCATACGCCGCAAAGTGGTCGAAAGAAATGAGAAAAGGTGAGGCGTAATGAGCAGTAATTCAGGAAAGAATAGGTACGTCAGATCAAAGGGCGGCTGGGGCCCGCGGGGAGAATACTTTGATTGGTGCAGGCTTCGGGAAGATGGAACCATGGAATTTGGAAGCGAAGATGGAAACTATGCTGGAGGTACAACATTGAGCGCAGACTTCTATCCTAGTTGCCCAAGTGGCCTATACCCTTCAGACTCAGGAGATAGGGGATATTGGCACCATGCTAAAAAAGTATTGGAATCTATTCAAAAAGCAAAACCAGATTTCTTTGAGAGAATTATGGAAATGCTAAAGGAAAACGGAGTGCAAATCCCAGAATAACAAAAACGCCCCCGCTTGGCCGTGATGGTCAGGCGGGGGATTCGTCTTTCTTACGAGATTGGAGCGCGTCCCACTCCTTCTGGCGTTCTAGGATATTTGCCGCTGTCCCCCTACCATATAGATACGGATTCAAAAAGTACCTCCCGCGTCCCATGCGGATCAAGTACCCGTTCTCCATCAGATATTTCAACCCGCGTTTCATTGATGCCTCACCGAGGCCGTATGTTTCTCCTATGGAACTCAACGCATCGGATCCAAGAGAGATATAGGGGTCGCTATTGGCATAGGGGAGGCGGGCTGCCAAGGCACTCAAAAGAGTCCTTGTTGAGTGTGGTATTTGCTGCCGGAGCAACGGATTCTGCGCGAACTCTTTCACATATCGCGCACCAGGCTTTACGCTATACATTAGTTTCTTCACCTGGTTCGTCACTTCTCCGGTCTGCTGATCCACGATAATATACTCTTTTTGAACCTTGACTGTTTCTTTTAGTGCCCTGTCGCTCAATAGCCCCTCCCTCCTATATGCATATATACATTCTGTTATTACCAATAGAAAAGTATCAAAATGATACCTATTAAGTATCAAATTGATACTAATAAGGTATCAAAATGATACTTAATTCAAATGGACTGTAATCATTGTGCCACAATGGATTGAACCCGATTTTTGGGCAGCCGCCGCCTCTTTTATTTTCTATTATAGCATGGTAGTGTCCAGGAGTGCAAGTTGAAGCGCATTACTGAGCCGAGTCATTCTCAATCATAGTACATCTGGCGGTGACAGAAGGCTGATGATAGGGTGGAGGGGGATTGAAGAGGGGGCGGAGTCAGGCGGTGCAGAGTTGTCCTAAGGCTGGGAGAGGCGGGGTAAATGAGAAAGGGGGGGTACTGCATAGTAAAACTGGAAATCCATATTATGGGAATGACTTGGAAACTTACCCCCCATGATTGCTATAAATGATACAGAACTTGCATATAGAAGACGAAAACTTAAACATTCTTTCTAAGAATGTTTAAGTTGTTACCTGTTTTTGCAAGATTACCAGTCAAAAAATGAGTTACGATCTTGCGTAGCTCGTCAATTTGACGAAACATAGGGAAAAATATTTGTTTCAGGTGGGTAGGAGCATGGCCCACGCAACATCTAACCTGAGCGGCCCAAGCGTGTAGACTTCGGTTTTCTCCCTCCCGCGGGCTTGCGGCTAGTCGATAGACCGGGTAATACAGCGAGTAGCGATTCTGAGATGTTGCAATTGCAACGATAAGGGAAGTTGAAGGATATGGAGGCAAACCGCGCCATCTTCCGGGCAGCGGTGGAGCTGTCCCGGTTGAATGAGACGATAGACCCGGTGACAATCCGCTCGAAGGCCGGGGCCGCCGCAAGTCAGGAGTATATGCTAGACCTGATGCAGACGACGCAGACTGCCGCCAATGCGGGGGTATATGCACAGGAGGCCAGAAAAGACTCCATGCGCCGGTCGATCAGGCTGCTTGCGGATAGTATGGAGACCAAAGCGGCAGGATTGGATGAGCCCAGGAGCGTCATAGCGGACGCACATCGGGAATTTGAAGAAATCAAGTCTCCTGGATACAGCCCGGGAGTTGGCCTCCTCTATGGAGGTTCTAGGGGTGTTTTACGAGTACAGGGGTGGAGTTGGGCAGGGCGGCGCACAAGCGGCGGGAAGCTGGCTGGGAGTATAAGGAGACATATCTGCCAACGTTGGATGATCAGGAGGGCGCAAAAAGCCCGCCCCGGTAACCCAGGGCAGGCGGTGATGATATTGTTAGATGCCCCAGCCCTCGGACAGGATCGGGAGCGGGATAAACGGCCCGCCGCGCTGGGTGTGGTCAATGATGCAGGGCACGCCGTCAGCGTTGGCGGTCAGCTCGTAGCAATCAGAGCCTCGGAAAATGTGCTTGCGCCCGTCTCCGGCCTCTGCCGCCTCAAATCCTGCGGGCAGCTCCACGGCAACGCGCCGGGTCCATGTCCGGCTAATCTCCGGGTACTCCTCAAGCGTTACCTCTGCGGGCTTGCCTGTCTGGATCATATCGCCCGTGCGGGTGATATATAGCGTAATAGTCATGTTGTGCCGTCCTTTCCCCCGGCTCTGCCGGGCTCCGTTGTGTTGATTGTATCGCGCCCGATCGGGGCAGTCAAGATTTTTTCGCCGTCTCCCAGATAATCATGATCGGGAGGAGCAAGATAAACAGAATAATCAAGCGGGGGGCACCTCCTCGGCGGCTTTGTTCATTTGAGTTTCCCACCAAGCGGTTTTTTCTTCCAGTGTTTCCCCCGGCTGCTCCTGCGTTGGAATGTCGCAGATAGCAAGCAACGGGCAGCCAAAACATTTATAATCAAAGTGCTTTTCGCAAATCAATTTGACTGCATTTGAAAACATGTTCATTTCCTCCATTCTCCCGGTGGTCGGGTCAAAAGCGGGTGATTTCCTGTCCATCGCTTGCCACGTCCGGGAGGAATGTTCCCAGGCGGGCCGGGTCGGTAAACAGGTTGTAGCCGTCAATGCCCACAAACTGGGCAACCTCCACGGCGTTCCCGTGGGCGTCTCTGTCGATGTAGCGGCGCAGGGTGTAGGCTCTGCCCTCGTAAATATAGCGCCCGCCGTCCTGGTAGTATTCGCGGGCCTCGGCCAGCGTGGCGGCGGCGATCTCGTCAATGGTCATTGTCAGCCGCCTGGCGGCGTCTCTGTATCGTTTCATTGTGCGACCTCCTCCATGTCAACGCATTTTTGGAGATTGTCGGCCTCCGTGCCTAGATTGAAGATATTACCTAGATAATAGGCCTTTGCCTCCTCGATAGAGGCATTAAGCTGGGTATACAGATAGTCTCCATTGGAAAAGGTGACTTTGTAAGTATTCATTGTGCGGTCCTCTGTACGGAGTTTTGTGGCATTGGAATATAGAGACACCGCCAGACATTAAAACTGATCTACGGGCCTGTAAATGGCCTTTGCGGCGGTTCTGCTTTTTGGGGCGTGATCTCTTTGTTGGTCACGGGCGCAAAAATGCCGCTTGCTGACCGTAGGAGGCCACGCAAGCAGCGGGAAGTTGCTGGGGAGTGTAGGGATATGGGCGGACACGCTGGAGGGACTGGAGGGCAAAAAAACCGCCCCATAGCGGGGCGGGTGGTATCTAAGTTAGCATCCGACGCGGCGGATGCCTCCATCGGAAAAAGAAAAGAGAGCCTACTTAGTAAGCCCTCTCTTCTTGCCGTATTAATATACATATCTATATTTCAATCCGTGGGGCCAGGGTCGAGGCCCACCAGAAAGCTGCGCCTCAGCCTCCCGACGCTTTTATATTACACTTCGCGGCGGCCTTTGTCAACTCCCAGGTCAATAGCGGATTTGAGCAGAGACATAACCTCCCCGATATGCTGGGCAGGGTACTTGCTCCACCAATCATCCGGGATAAGGTCCACCAGCTCGGCACAAGTGTCAGGGTAGGCTCTCCAGCCGCTACACTCTTTTGCTTGTTCAACTTTTAGCGCCGACCGGCGTTCTTCTGCTGTCAGCCCCTCATAGGCTTCGCGGGTGAATACCTCTTTAGCAGTCAGCTTTTTCATGGTTTGCTCTCCCTTCTCCCCTGCGCGGGGCCTCCATTGTGTTGATTGTATCGCGCCCGATCGGGGCAGCCAAGATTTTTTCGCCGTCTCCCAGATCACCATAAATGGAAGAAGGACAATAAACAGGATAATTATGCGAGGGTCACCTCCATTCTCCGGCGGGCGGGTCAAGACCGCGCCGCCCATCGCTCATTTATGAGCCAGTTTTCAAACTCTTCTTCGGTCATTTCCCCGATTTGCTCCCGGTATTTCTGCGCGTCTGCCAACTTATCGAATGTAGCAAGAGTACAACCCACGCCGTCACCCACATAGTCCACGAAAAAGACGGGGGAAATGTCGCCTTTCCACAGCCAAATTGTGGGACGAATTTCTCTTAAGTTGTCCGGGTTATGCGAATAGATATAATCAAGGCTTTTTTCATAAACTGCCGTTCTGTCCATGTAATAGGCCGTAAAAAGTTGATTTATTTTCATTGTGTGGCCCTCCCATATTCCACGGCGTGGGGAAACTGCCGGTTAATGCGCTGCCGGGTGCCGTTGTCCACCCAGCGCCCGCCGATATAATACAGCGTGTGGGCCTGTCCCTCGTGGTCGGTGTAGGCGATTTGATTCTTGCCGGTCTTGATGGCCTCGGCCTTCTGGCGGTTGATTTCTGCGGCCTGGCGCTTCATCTCGTCAAGGATTGTAACCCGGTATACGCAGCCCGTCCAAGTCTGGCAGGTGGTACCATTGCACTCTTTGCCCAGTTTCAGGCAGTCGGCGCACATTCTATTCATTTTTTCCATTGTGTTTTCCTCCTTGTCATGGAGGGCGCCCCCTCCGGCTATTGCTTTCTCCTGCCGGTTGTGTTATACTGGAGGCGGCCAGATGGCAGGCTCTAACCGCCTCCGTTGGGTCTTAGATAGTCGCTTGCTTGTTCAGGGCTGGGCGGCTATCTTTTTTACTGCTTGGGGATGGCCTCTCGGATAATGCGGGCCGCGTCCTGCGCGTCCTTAGCCGTGGCCTCTACCAGCTTCGCCAGGGTTTCAAGATAGGATGCTAACTCGGTCTGGGTCATGCTATCAATCTCCATTTCCGTTACCTCCTGCCCGGTAGATTTATCAGGGGTTGCCCTCCTGACATGATTATAATAGCATAGTTGCGCAACGATAGCAATAGGAAGGTTGCACAAGGTTGCGCAACGATATTTGTTGATAGTATATAGTTGCGCAATGCTTGCCGTGCGGAGTATAATAGAACAAAAGGAGGGGGGCGTATGGGAAAAGCTAGTACACGTGCACAGAATAAATACATCGCCAAGACTTATGACCGAGTGAATCTCACCATGCCGAAGGGCAATAAGGAAATCGTACAGGCCTGTGCAGAGGCCGAAGGGGAAAGCGTCAACGCCTATATCAACAAAGCCATTGACCAGCGGATGGAGCGGGATGGTGCGATAGGCCCGCAGGCGGGCGCCGAAGGGCCGCAGGTGGGCGGGGGTGTCTTTATCCCACCTGATACACTGGAACGTGCCCAGCAGGCCGCAGAGGCTACGGGGGAGGCAATAGCAGACTTTTTGGCCCGTGCAGTGGAAACACAAGCAAAAAGAGATAGGTCTTCTCTAGCAACGGGGATCAGTCCAGCAACAAAGGAAAAAGAGCCAGGGAATTGATTCCCTGGCTCTTATCATAAAGCTATTCCGTGATACAATCGGGGCGGCCCTGGTTTGGTGGTTTCTTAACGGGGCCCGCTCCAATCTAACGTGCTGGTAACACGGGGAGCGGGTTTTTATTTATCCCTTGCTATGTCGGCCCGGATTAACTGCTTGATGTATCCGGCCTTGTTGGGCACGCTGTCGAGTTTCTGGATTATGTCCTGTTCCGTGTTCTTCATCAGTCTAATTGCTATGCTGACGGTGTGCGATTTGTTGTATCGATCTTGCGGGCGTTCTTTTTTCTCGCTTGACATTTTCGGCCCCCTTCGCTATAATATAGGGCAAGAGGGGCGCTCTCCCTGGTGTCAGCAGGAAGGCGGCCAACTTAACAAGTGTAGAGCTTGAAATTGCCGCTTCTTGCTGGGGTCAAGGGGCGGTTATTTCTTTATCTGGTTGCCCAGGGAAATAGCCGCAATCACGAGCATAAGTAGTGCGATGGTTTCCGTTAGGCTCATGGGCTTCCCTCCTTTCGGAGTTGGCCCCGCCCCTCTTGCTTATCTATACTATATCATACGTATTGCAGTACGTCAATAGGTTTTCCAAAGATTTTTTGTTTTGCCCTGGGCCCTCCGGTCTAAGGGAAGGGCCCAGGCGCATAGCATCACTGCGCCCAGCAGACGGCCCACCGTAGGCTTTCCCGGCCCTGGGGTGTCCCCTTGGAGACATCCGGCCATTTTCTGGCGTCGTGGGGGAGGGCTGCGCCCTTGGTATCTCCCGGCTGGGTTCGGTCTGCGGGTCTGCATCCACACGCTAGCGCGATTCCCCAATTCATGGGGCCTCTTTTGTGCCATGCTACGCGGTAACGCGAAGTCAAAAATCATGGGGCGTACACTGAGGGGACACGTTAACGCGCGAAAAAAATACCGGGGCGCGTGTCTCTGTTGGGAAGTGATAAATATGCCTGAGTTATGCCGTTTCTATGGTATCATCATCAACATGCTGTTCTCCGATATGGGGCAGCACAATAAACCTCATATCGACGCGTACTACCAGGACTATGAGGCAAGTATTGGAATCGACAGGGAGTTGCTGGCCGGGAGTATCCCGTTGAAACAGTTGAAGTTGATACAGGCATGGCTTATTTTGCACGAGGACGAACTTTACGCTTGCTGGAACAAAGCCGTGCAGAATATCCCGTTTGGGAAGATCGAGCCGCTGAGGTAAGGAGGGAGTCACAATGTATGTGTTGGATGGAATCGCTTATGCTGGCGAGACGAAAAAGAAGCTGTCTGTAATCTGCGCCCGTCCGCTGGACGGATACAGGCTATTGGTGCGCTTCAGTACAGGGGAATCCGGCGGGTTTGATTTGGAGACGATGCTGAACACTCCAGCCTTTGCGCCTTTGAAGGACAAGGCTGAGTTTGATCGGGTGTATATCGACTTTGGTGCTCTGACATGGCTAGATGGCGAAGCTGACCTTGCCCCGGAGTATGTGTACGAGCATACCGCACTCGAAGAAGAACAAAAGCGGGCGTAGGAGATGGGAGAGCGTCGGGCTGACTCATTCCTGTTTTGTGTTGGTGAAGATACGCCCGTAGAGCGCGGGTGTAAAAGGAAAGCTCACGAAGTTGATTTTGCCGTAGGGCGCGGCAAACGGAAAATAAAGAAAGTTCAAAAGAAGAAGCCGCTTTCCTCGTCACAAGACAGGGAAGCGGCTATTTTGTTGCGATTTGTGTTCCTATCCGGGGTGTTCTACTCCAGATATGTGGGGTGTCCTGAGATCGAGGAAAAGGCAGACAGGCCCTAGCCACCGCTCACAGGATTTGAGAAAGTCCCACCGCCCCCGCGTACAGAATTTCACAAAGTCCCCCGTTCCCTCCGCTCACACAATTCTGGTAAGTCCCGTGGGCACCGCTCACAGGTTTTCACAAAGTCCCACCCAGCGTACTCAGACCACAGAATTTCTTGACACTCCCCACGTCTAAATCCGGGGGATTCTCGGTTCGCTGACCACTGCCTGCCCATGCGAGGTCTTACACGGTCTCCCCGAGCATTAGGTTCGGGCGTGCCCCGCCCTACCAAGAGGTTATTTTATGTAGAGAGCTCGGCGCCAAGCAGGCGCAAGCCTTCTCGGTGGATATTGATTGCAGCATTCAGGTCTCGGTCGTGATACGCCCCACAGGAGGTGCAGACCCAGTCCCGAACGTCCAAGTCCTTCGTTACGGGGTTCTTCGTGCCGCAGACGGAGCAGAGCTGGCTCGACGGGAAGAACCGGTCGACAGAGACCACTTCTTTCACGTACCATGCCGCCTTGTACTCCAGCTGCCGGCGCAGTTCGCCCCAGGAGGCGTCCGCAATCGACCTTGCCAGTTTGTGGTTCTTGACCATGTTCTTCGGGGCCAAGTCCTCAATGCTGATTAGATCATAGTCCCGGACAAGGGCGGTGGACAGCTTGTGGAGCATATCCGTCCGCTGGTTGGTGATGTGTTCATGGAGCCTCGCCACCTGCAGTTTGGCCTTCTCCCACCGCTTGCTCCCCTTTGTTTTTCGGGAGAGCTGGCGTTGAAGACGGGCAAGTTTCTTCAGGTTTTTGGCAAGATGCTTGGAGTTTGGATAGGTGGTGCCATCAGAGAGGATAGCTAGGGACTTGATTCCAAGGTCGACACCCACTGTTTCACCGGTAGAGGGAAGACTTGGAATATCGACATCGGTACAGCATAGGGCCACATAGTATTTCCCGCTTTGGGCTCTCGATACCGTAGCCGACAGGATGCGACCGCGGACTTCCTTGGAGACGCGGCACTTCACAGCGCCCAGCTTGGGCAGCTGGATTGCGCCGTCCAACACCTTGATGTTGGTCCCAACACATTTAGACTTATAGCTCTGCCGATTATCGTGTTTACTCTTAAAGCGGGGATACCCTGGCTTCTTCCCTTGCTTGACCCGGCGGAAAAAGTTCTGGAAGCCAAAATCCAGGCCTTTCAGGGAAGATTGCAGGGCGGTGGCATCCACTTCCCGCAGCCACTCCAGGGACTTCTTCAACTGGGTCATATCCGCAGAGCACTGATTGTAGTTTATCGTAGCTTTGGACTCCGTATAGACCTGCTTCCTTAGCGCGAGGTAGTGGTTGTAGACGAACCGGCAGCACCCAAAGGTGCGTAGTATTTGATTCTCTTGTGCCCAGTTCGGATAGAGCCGAAACTTATATGAATATTCCACGTTTTACATCACCACCCCTATTATACCAAGTCATTTTACTCCGTGCAACCGAGGTTGGGAGTACGGGAGAATAAGGTGTGGCTTATATCCCCATAGCTAAAGCAAGGGGTTTTACGCCACGCATGATAATATATTCTTTGTATTCACGGCCTCGTTCGGTCAGATAAGTCGTTTTCTCAAACATGGATTTCACCAGCGAATTTTCGCTGATGAGATTTTCTATGGATTGTGTCACATGCTGGTGTTGCTTTTTGAAGTCTTTTGCGACGTTGTATTTTGTTTTGCGACATGGTTGATAGTTATGCTATAAGATAGTGCCCCTTCCAATTGGAAGGGGCACTTCTTCTGTGCGCTTATTGAGTTTCGTTGATCTTTTTTAGAATGAGTTCCAATTTACCTCTGTCCCACAAAATTACATTAGTCGCCTTGGCAAGCTCTATTGCGCCAGCGCTGAAATATCGGTTCGTAATGACGCACCCAACATGAAGTTTATAGTATCGGAGCCCTGCATAAATTTCTTGTATTGGAGTATTCCCGATATCGACAGAATAGCACTTGCACTGGAATCCAAACAGCACATCTTCTTTCTTTGCGATAATGTCTACGCCCTGGTCCCCGCTTCCTGGTGTGACCTCCACATCTTCATACCCAATAGAACGGAGGATAGAAGCGCACCAATACTCGAAAGCAGTTCCATCCATCCGGTCAACGTCTTGTAATGAACTGCTATGTAGGATATGCACATCATCTGATAGGCGGGATATAATTTTAGATACGGTTACTTCCTCTAAAATATAGGGATAGGAAAGCAATTTCTTCCGAAGAACCTTTTCCCATTCTTCTTCTGTAATGAAAAATTTTCTGTCTCCGCTGTCCCCTGGTCCGCTGATAACCCCGGCCGACTCCAGACGGTCCATATAGGTTGCTGCCTGTGTGTATCCAGCCCCTACGCTTCTCTGTATGCTCCCAACACTAATCCCACCGTCCCTGAAAAATCCGCGGATAGCTTTGTCCAAGTGGTCAACAAATCTCCCTTCTGCAAAGTGCTCCAAAATAGGAGGCTTCCCGTCTTCTGACATCGGCAGTGAAATCTGGATATCACCGATAGCCTTTTCTGTGGGGCTCCCCTGTAAAGGGGTATGAATTTCAGAATGGTTTTCCATGTAGGCTTCTGGTTCATTCAAAATTTGGCCCGCATCGTCGTTATATAGCTTCCCGGCTGGTTCACCAGTTGAACCATTCTTTGTGCCATTTCCTTTCCGCTTGACTACCCCCAATAGGGCAATGCATAAAGTACTGACAATGGCTATAAGAACAGCCAAAATGAAAACAAAAATCTCAGTTGAGATCATATCTTTCCCCTCCCACCATCAGCAGTATAGCACACCGCAAAGAAATTGTCGAAATATTTTCCAGAAAGGTATTGACTTGTAGCGCGATACATGGTATTTTTGTTTTGCGCTACAATGGAGGTGAAAAGATGCCAGCCGAAAGCAGAGCGGAGTATTTTCGTGAGCGGAGAAAAACTAAAAAGCAGTTCTCGATATTGAGTGACCGGAAGCTCGTCGAAGCACTGGAAATAAAATTAAAACGCCAAGGGAAGTCAAAGACGAAATGGTTTGAGGAGAAAGCTAACGAGGAACTCTCAAAAGAATGCAGAGGGGGCGGTTCAACGTCGCCCCTCTAATAAGAACAGGGGGAGAAAAATGAACTTGGCTGAATTTAAGACCTGTTCCGAAGAGTACCTTGCCTCATACGGGAACATGTCAAGGAACACACAGGATCAGAAGCGCCGGGGCGTGGAGAAGTTCATACGCTTCATGGAGAGCGAAGGACGGCAGGAGATTGACCAGAAGGCCATTCTGGCCTACCGAAAAAGCCTGCTGGGATATTCCAGAAACACCTTTGCGCAGTATATATCCCGGCTGAATACGGCGCTGGAATGGATGGTAGAGTCCGGGATGTTGGACAAAAACCCAATTTCGAAGAAAATGCGCATGTCTGAGAAATACATTTCTGCAAAGTCGGTGTTGAGCGCCGACGATATACGCCGCATATTCTCAACCAGGACATCGTCCTTTGGGCGAAAGCCGGTTTATATAAGGAACCGAGCTATGACGATACTCCTATTGACCAGCGGTGCAAGAGAGTCGGAGATGCTGGCATTAACACCGGCTGACCTGAACTGGGAGGAAGGGTATGCAACCATCCGCAGCGGTAAGGGAGGCAAGGGACGTACAGTACCCTTCATCCCCTATGCGCAGATGGTCATGCACACATATCTGAACAAAGCCAGGCCGAAGGAGGCGGTAGATAAAGACCCCATCTTCGTCCAAAAGAACGAGGGAGGTGGCTTCAAACCCCTGTCTCGAATAACAGCTATCTATGGTATAAAGAGCTATGTGGAGGCCATGACCGGAAGGGAGGATATCACCCCCCACTCTCTGCGACATACCTGCGCCTCAATGCTGGTTTCCTCTGGAATGAACCCGAAAGAGCTACAAATGCTCTTGGGACACTCCAGCCTGGACATGACACAGCGATATGCCCAGATGCTCAAACCGCAGACGGAGATTGCGGCGGAAACCAGAAAGGTGTTTGAAGGGATATTGGAAATGACCCCCGGCCTCGCATAGGAGACCGGGGGCTACTTCTGTTCAAGACGGATTCTCGATGTTGTAGAGGATCTGCACCAGTTCCTCACGGGTGGCTGGCTTCTTGTATTTCTTGTTCCCGGCCTGATCGCCGGAGATGATGTTTTGACCCTCGGCCCAGATCCGGGCCTCCTTAGACCAGTCAGACGGCTCCTTTTTGGAGAGCACAGTGTCCAGCCTGGCGGCAAGGGCCTCAATGTCAGCGTCGGTCAGTTTAGAGATGTCCATATCGTCGTCCTCCTCGGCTTCGGTTTTGATGGTGGTCGCCTTACTGGCATAATCCGGCAGGCAGTAGCCCCGGATATAGCGGCCATTGATGGGCACGGTACGGGTCGCCACGGCCTCGCCCTTGTTGCCCTCATAGATGGTCATGGTGTTGCTGTTGACCGCCCCGACAAAGCCCACATGGTTGGGATTGGCGGTCTGGTCGGTGGTGGCATAGTTGTCCCCGTCCTTCCAGCAGTACATGAGGATGTCCCCGATGTCGGGCCGGTAAGCGTCGTCCTCCATCCAGCGCCCTTTAGCCTTGTACAGCGCGATCATGCGAGAGCAGGAACACTCGCCCAAGATAATGTCGGACAGCCCCGCCTGCATCCCGGCGGCGGTGACTGTGGCGGCACACCACTCGTCGGTGTACTTCATCTTGTAGCCTACAGGGAGGGGCTTCTGGGTGTTATATAGGTCGATAATGGCCTTAAATTTGCCGTTAACCTCCGACCAGCCCAGCCAGCCCTTCATTATATTCACGACTTTATGTCGGAGCTCCTTCTCAGTTGCCATTGGTCTTTCTCCAATCCAGAATCTCTTTCAGCTTGTCATACCCAAACATGGCGGCATAGGCGACCATAAAGCCGACTACAACAGCGCCGACTACCAGATACCATGTGATATGAATGGTAGTGATCTGTGCGTAAGCTGCTCCGGCGGCCAGCGTAAGGCCCTCGGAGAGAATAAGCGCCACAATATTGGTGGGAAGTCTGTCCCATGTAACCTTCTTGATTACCTCGGTTAGAATGTTAACCAGCACCACAAGAGCGCCAATGATAGCGAGCAGATTGGAAATGTTGTAAACGTCCATGATATGTACCTCTTTCTGAACTTGTTTATTGTGTTTCCTGTTTAGATTTCACTTGCTTCTTTACTTCCCAAGAAAATTTCTTAATATCCTTGCCGGGGACTTCAATTAATCCGTATCCTGTCGATTCTTGTCCGTCCTGCCAAACACAGCCCCGTCGTTGTGTTCAAAGATGTTCTCCACCACTTTCAGAACATTCACGCCTAATATGGTCGTGATTGCCTGCTGGGAAAGTTCAACAATAGGGAAGGGCTGTCCAAGCTGAACGGTGGCGTACAGGGCAATCAGGTAGGACACCGATACCCAAACCAGGGCGGCAATTTGTGTCGTGAGGAACAGGAGCCTGGTCACGGAGCGGAGTTCTTTTTCTCCCTTCCCGCCCACCTTCTTCGCCACGTACACCATAGCCGCTATAAGGGCGGCCACAAGCATCAGAATGGCAACCAGAAGGATACTCAACTCTGTCATTTGAATGCCCCCAATCCAATGGCGGCGGCCACGATACCGAATACCAGAGCAATGACTAGTTTGAGCACTTCTTTGCCTAGCATGTCCCATTTGTGGGCGGGCTTCATCTGCAAGTCGGTGATGGCTTGATTCTGCTTCTCGATAGCGGTGGTAAGTTCTTTCCTGCTGTCTTTCAGGTCTGTTTTGATTTCGCTGGTATCATCGAGGATTTGGGCAAGCTGGTTCTGTGTGACGGCCTGCGCCTTTTCACCAAACTCAAGGCGTTCATAGAACTCCTTATGGTCTTTGCGGTTATTCTCACGGTCAGCCTCCTGCTTTTTGACCAGTTCCTCGATTTGGTGCTTAAGGATTTGTGCCTCGGCGTAGCCGATGCACTCTTTGGAGTGGTCTTGGATACAATTTGGCATGGGTGGCCTCCTACGCTCTGGTGTAACTAAATTTAAAGTTGAACTAACAAGTTATATTGCGTATTGTTGTTTGTCCCGTTGTCGGAAACTTGGGAGTAACCACTTATAACATTCCCGCTGATTATGCAATTTTCTGTTGTGGAATCTAAGTAAACGGTCGGGGTTGGATGTGCGATTGAGCTATATCCAGAAATGTTACATCCGGTTATGGATGCCCCGCTTGATTTGATTAGAGCAACAGCGCCGCTTATATCTGATTCACCTCCACCCGCTCCGCTCAACACGCAATTAGAGATCATAACTTGCAGTGCAAAGGATGCGTCTGAACCGTTTGCATATACGCTTCCGATATTCCCGACCGCCCCTCCGTTTATCTCCAGTGTTGGATAGGTTCCACTTGCCATCATATAAACCCCGTATTGACCCGATACAGAACTAGTAGATAACTCCCCTATGCAGCAACTATTCAAGGTAAGAGAAGTGCCCGTGGAATAAACGCAATGACAGTTTGCTTTTATCGAGCAATACGAAAACGCTGTATTTCCACGTGTGACAACTCCAACGCGTTTTACAGAGGAACTGTCTAGGGTCAAATTCAAAAATGCGGTTCTATTATTTCCGCAACTAATTGATGCTGAAGAAATGGAACCGGCCGCTCCCATCCATTGGCGTGTATCTTTAATAACCGTTGCGCTACGGACGCCATCAAAAGAATACGGAGCTCCAAATGCCCCTCCGCCATAAATAGTTACATCGTTATTGACGGAAACACTGCCACCCAAATTGTATGTTCCAGGGAGTAAGCAGACATACCCTATGTTTTTAGCTGCAACAATAGCTTTGTTTATTTCAACATCATCACTAGTGCCATCGCACAAATAATCGCAGTCTTGAGCAGTCCATCCATTTTGCGAACTCCCCACAACAACAGCCGCCTTTTTATTGGCGGATACTCCTGCGCCCCCTCCTTGATTTGGTACATAAATCCCGCCATCTTTCCCGAAGGTGGCTACATTATCGTTGTCAGAAGAGATTTTTGCAGATATTGTTGTTCCTGCAATAGAGATTCCGTTTCCGCTTATATAGTTAGTGCCAGGGTTTTTATCGAGATTTTCCAATGTATCAGAAATGGCGTTCAGTTCGTCGGCATCAATAGCTGGAGGGCCGCCGTTGACCCAATTAGGGTTTTTATATTTTCCGTCTTTAATGGGCATAAAGTCACACTCCTTCCGGCTGTGTTCCGTCCCCTAATGAGACGGCTATCATGTTTGACATCCCGTAAAAATACTGAACCAGCACCATAGTCCCCACTGGCACATTGGCAAGGGTGGAGACGTATGGGATTTCGAAGATGGTGCTGTCATTCGGTTGCATCACGCCCATAGTGGTGCCGTTGGGGGCGGTCACCACCGTCAGCTTCTTTTGCCGCACACAATCGGCGGTTTCCCGACGCACAGCCTCCACGATTTGCGGCTCCAAGGCCCGCCACACGGCAAGGGCCTCATTTTGTGCGTTCAGCTTGCGTTTTCGCATTGTGCCACCCCCAGTTTCCGCCGTGCGAACTCGGCCATAAGCAAAAATTCTGCCATTCCGTCATCCTCTTTCTTGCATTTTGAAGTCCTGAAAAGGGATACTTCCGGGAACAGCCGCTTGCATACCTGAATGGAACTGTTCTTGTCCCCGGTGATAGAAAACTCTTTCTTCCATTTCTGAGGACGTACCAGTTCAAAAGGAATCTTATAGGCCCTGAGAACGCCTTGGATAAAGCCGAAGTTTTCCCCAAAGTGAAACATAGAGGTGACTCCCTGCCCAGGCATAGACCCGACGTGTTCCAGACAGCAGATGGAGGCGTGGGGGGCTACCTTGCCCAACATTTCTATGTAGGTGTCCTCGTCAAAGGGAAAGATGGATACGGCCCCATTTTCTAGCAGGGCCAGTGAGCCTTTCTTTCCAGGGTCAACTCCAATGAACGTCATGTGCTCACCTCGCTTGGAAACTTTAGTGTTGCATTATAAAGCCCCGGACTGCCCACAGAAACCGTTGTGCTGGCCGTTTCCTGTGCTCCACTTTCAGGCTTATAGGTGCCCTCCAGTTCCCACTTTCCGTATCCATCCACCGGGAGCTGAAACGTTACCAGTCCATTTGATACGCCCCTCAGAGTGGTGCCGCTTAGTGAGCAGGTCACGACGGCCCCCGCCCGCACGTCACAGGCAATGGTTGCATAAACAAGTGTAGAGGGCAGGGGATAAGGGGAAGCCGCCGGGAAGTCGTTCACGCTGGTGCAGTCAATAGTCATCTGCCCGTTCTGTGCGATAGGCCGGGAAAAGCCGGTGACCAGATGCCGCTCTACCGGACTCCCTGGCTTGTCCGTCCGGGTAATAGTTACTAATTCATTTTCTACCAGATGAAACAACTGGGAGGACTGAATGGTCACAGACTTTTTCAGAACGGAGTTCTGCTTCAGATACCACTCCGCGAGTTCTTGACATTGTTCATCGGCGTAGTAGCAGGTTTCCTCGAAGACCTTTGTGCGCAGGCCCATAAGATCTATGTTGGTGTCAGAGGACGGATCTTGATTTATCGCCCGCCCGGAGGGGACGTGGTTACCATTCAGCGCCACACCGTTGACGATAATATCATTGAATACCTCTGTGTTCTTGACGGCATAAGTCGCTCCTAGGAAATCCACCCGCTGGGGGGAGAACTCCCACTGGATTGGCTTGTCTGCATCCGATATGTCCTCATAGGCGGCATCCACCCGCAGGTGTCCCGCTTGGTCGTACCCAATCCACCCAACCAGCATCTTGTTCATCTCCAACAAGAGGGTAGAAAGGGTGTTGCTTCGGTTGTCAAACCGGGCCGTGTATGGCGTGTTTGTCCATGGGACTATGCGTCCGTCCGTCAATTTTACCGTCTTGCCATTATAGTAGGTCGTGAAGATTGGGGCCATGTTATCGATAGGCTGTCCGTTTCCTCTATCCCGTAGAAGCAGTTGGGTAATGGCGTTGAAGATATCCTCATTGATTTCAATGAGTGCCCAACCCTCCAAGTTGCCGAACAGCGTCCCGTCCAGATATGCCCACTTGTCAACTAGATTGTACCGGGCAAGGCGCTGGTTGGGCAGAAAGGTTTCCTCCGGGTCTTTGACGTAAAACACGCCTTGGGGTAGATAGAAGTCTGTCCCGTCGGGCAGAACAAGGCCCTCCATCAATCTGATCTGCTGTCCAAACCAGACCTTGTTCACGTTGTAGTCATAGGCCCCGTCCAGGTTGGAGAGTGTTACAGTTGCTTGCCGTCGCATCCCATTTTGTAGGTTAACTGACAACTCCCCCTCCTGAATGAACGCCCCGGAACGGGGATTGTGGGGGTTGTTGTCAATGGAAAAGGCTAGAGAGCCGTCCGGTTGCAGAAAATCTAGTCGGGCCAGCTTGGTGAACTCCCCGCGCACAGCGGAGAGATATTGCAGATAGCGTTGTGGTGTAGGCGCTGGCATGGGGCGCTCCCTCCTTTCTGCCGGGCAGGAAAACAAAAATCCCGCACTCGATTCGTCGTTGACAAACCGAAGCGGGATGGTATAATAGAGGTAGAAAGGCGCTGCAACAAGCGGTTAGCCCAAGCAGTTAACTAAATTTCCAAATGGAAACCGTCACCGGCCAGGGTGGCGGTTTCTGCTTTTCACAATAATCGTAACGGTAAACCGCCCGATATGTAATGTGATCCGCATAGGGCCTCACCCCCTTTCGGAGGGTGTGGCTAACCGCCTGCCGTTATTGCAGCGCCGATCCTAGCATACCACATGCGCCGCGTTTTGCCTATTCCCGCCGCCCCCCCAAAAAAGGGGGCGGCTTTTTCTGTTCAGATGTTCAGAATCCTGCTTGCCTCATTGCTGGTGATCTGCCCCCGGCTTGCGGCCATGGGTAAACCTTCGGAGTTCCGGAGGGCAGCCCCAGATCCCCCATTAGGGGCGGAAAATGAGCCGCGTACCGATGGTGCTGTTCGAGGTCGACGATGATAAGCCAGCATAGAAGCAAAAGAGCCCGGCATACAAGCGACTATTCCAAGAGCCCCCGACATAGAGAACCCGCCAACTGGAGCCCGAGTATATGTAATCCGGGATATAGGTAGTCTCGCTTCCTCCATCGGCATCCGGGAGGAAGGACCAGGAGAAATTGTTGCTGAGGCCCAGATCCTTGATCCAGCCGCTGGAGCAGAGCGTCACGCCAGTAGCAGTATAATTGCTGGTGGTGTCATCGGCATAGTTGGCCGGATTGGTGCAGATATAGGCGACTCGTCCGTCAAAATTGATGCCGTCGATCCACTCATAAACGTTGTCCCATAGATTCTCAATCCCCCTGTACTGGACTGCGGAGAGGCTGTCTGTCCCTGCGGCCCTTCCGGTGTGGTAGGTCATGGAGTCTGTACCGCCGGTATTTTGTGCGCCACTTGCGCTTGTAATTCCAGCCCCGATGACCGATTGGCTGTTCCAATCGGCAAACTCTACAAGGTACAGGAGCCATACAGCGCACCATGTCATGTAGTCATATCCGTCCCATCCGGTTCCCTTTGCGCGGGAATTAGTGCGTACTGTCTCCCGTGTCACATTGACAAGTGGGGTGGCACCGGATTGGGAATTGTATCCATCAATCGTGTTATATCGGGCAATGTATTTTCCAGAACCGGGGTGCAATTCAAAACCAGCTCTTTCGTCAGCAGTAATATAGAAATATCTGACATTTCCGATATCCTCCACATGGTAATAAAATACTGGAATATAGACCATCACATCAGAGTTAGAGTAAGAGAAGCCCGGTTCTCCCTTCTTTGCAGTTTCCACACCGTTCACCGACAGATTGCAAACATACATACCGCTCCATGGCATATAACTATCAAAAGGTGAACTTCCATCTCCTGTTCCCACCGCCGGGGATGGTTCTCCTGCAATGGTTCCAGTCACATAGGTGTTTGGGTCGGTACTGGGGGTCAGGCGAGTCAATGTGGTGGACGGATCATTTTTGTCCCACGCTACGCCAAATACTGGATCTGCGCTTGGCAGCGTAATAGAGGCGGAGTACGCGGATTCAACTGAAATGGAGGTTTGCCCAACACGACCGTCCAAGCTGGCGGTGATGTTCCAGTTTCCACCGCTATTCAAAACAAATTTTGCTTGCCTATTAACAGATGTTGCTGTCAACGTCGTATCTCCATTCACCGCTGTAACAGTTGCCCCGCTATCCACGGTTACGGTGAGCGGAACAGCGAAATCACCGCCGCTTCCCGCATAAGTCCCCGTCACGCCGAAGATGGACACGTTCTCCTTGATGTTCCCAGGAACAAGGTTCTCATCCCCCTGGATAGTCTGCGCCCCGGTGAGGTACACGTTGGGCTGGATGGTTTGAGCCGTGGTGCTGGGCGTGATCGTCTGAGCTCCCTGCACAGGGAGTTGGTTCGTGGCAGACTTTGTTCCGCCCGCCACGAATCCCTCTGTCTGCTGGGCTTGGGCAGTGATAAGGCCCTCTGGGCTGACAGAAATGGTGGGAACGGTCTGTTCTACCGTGGGAATTGCCTTTGCAATGTTGGGGCCGTAGTAGCCACTGGGGACGCTCACGGATGCGCCTTGAATCGTCACATCTTCTGCGGTCTTGGTTGGAATGCTTCCTGTGATCTGCTCCCCATTGACCCATGCAGTTTTCCCAGAGAGAATGTCAACGGCTTCTGCTGTGCCGGGGGTCTCGCTTGCAACAGTTGGGGCAGTCACCTTGCCCTGCCCGTTGTGATAACCAGCCGGGATGATGTACTTCTCCCCGGCGGTCAAGTCCTTGCTCACGGCCCCGTTGTTGGGCATTGTACCAGTCAGGGTTTCGCCGTTCTGTCCGATGGACTGCTTGCCGGAGATAATTTCTCCAGCGTTGGCGGGGTTGGCCAGCGTGGGTAGTTCTGTTCCCTCGCTGGTCACGGTGCCTTTGCCCGTGTGGTAGCCCTTGGGGATGGTGTAGGAACCGCCGCCCTGGATGATCACGGCCTCGGCGGGGTTATCCGGCATCGTGCCCGTGACAGGGTTCCCGTCCTCACCATAGAATTGTTCGCCCGTCAACACGTCCGCTGCCGTGCCCGGTTGAGACAGGGGAGGCAGGGACGGGGCGGCTTCGATGATGTAGGTGCCGGGGCCGGGGACTTGAAACTCTACCTGTGCCATGAAAAAGAATCCTCCTTCCTGTCCGCACTACGGGACTACTTTTGTTTCCTCGAACTCGCTCCCCTGGGATACTGTGATGACGGTACCAGATGGAGCGGCAATAATAAGTGTGGCGTAGACCTCCGTGATGACAAGCCCCACGTAGTATGTCACGCCCTCTGCCATGGTGATGGTCTCGCTGGCCGACGAGCCATCCCGCATAGCCGTCACCGTCCAATCGCCCGGCGTGGCGGGCTGGTAGGTGATGTAGCCGTAGCAGACTTCTGTATAGCTCTCCTGCCCATTGGTCAGGGTTACGGTAGACCCGAATGGGGCAGTCACAACGATTTTGGTCACGGTCTCGCCACTGTCCGGCTCCTGCCCGGTGGTGCTGTCCCACGCCCCGTCACCCGGCTGGCAGATGATGGAGATACCGTCCGCCGCTCCCACCTCAGCCCACGGGAAAGAACCGAAGTAGGGCTGGGGGACCATCGTGTCCCCGGTCTGCATGGACACGGCAGCATTGGTTTGAATGCGCCAGAGATTACCCTTCCTGTCCCGCAGGAACTTGGGATTGTTGCTGACAGACAGGTTATAAAGGGCCTCTGCCATATCCACTGTGTCGATGTACTGATTCAGTTTCATGTCCACCCGTCCGATGTAGCCGGTCAGGGTAGAAGATTTGAAGTTGTAGGAGGATGGCTGTCTCAGCGGGTAGGGTGTGAAATTTTGAAGCATGGATGGGGCATTGTTGTTGCTGATACTGTCCGTGCTTACACTGTTGCGAAACAGGTGCGCTTCCTCCAGATGGTATGTTCCGTTGGAATCTACCGAGCAGTCCAGCACGGTCCAGTTCCAGAACATAGGTGTGACCGGGTTGGAGATCAGCGGGGCAGATACATAAGTATTTGTCCCCAACACGAACACATAGTAGGTATAGGTGGATTGATTGCGGAACCCCTCATCCACCAATGTGGAACTGCCGATACCCACATTCGCTACCAGTTGCAGTCGCCGGTCACCCTTTTTCAGCCGGTAGACTGCTGCGCCGGTGATGCTGTCGCCGGACGGAGTAATGTTGCCGCCATTGATGCCGGTTCCGTTGAAGGTTGCCAAAAACCAGGTGTCCAGTGTCCAGCTCGGTTCAAACTCGAAGTTGGTCAACAGGTCTCCCAGCAAAGCGCCGGAAACCTCACCGCCGCTGACCATGATGTAGTCACACCGCTGTTCTCCATATAGGGTGATAGATTCGATATCCGGTTGGACCCACGTCAGCGGATAGGTGAACCGCTCCCAGGATACATCCCCGCCCATAGGATAGAGCGTGGCGGATGGGAAAAGGACGGAAGATGGATAAAGCCCGCCTTCCTGCACCGGATAATACATGTGGAGTTCACGGGGCGTTAGTACCATGCGGATTGTATAGTCCACCAAAAGGTGGGGTATCTCCACAGAGGCCAGCACCGCACCGTCCAGGATCAGAGAAATCAAGTGCGGTTCAATGGAGAGGGACAATGTATGTCCATCCCCGGTGATCCGCCAGACAGGAGAAGTGCCAGTCAAAGGTACGATGCCCGACCATGCAAGCGACCAGGGTGTAGGGATGTTCATCGGCTCCCCATTTCGCTCGTCCCAGGTAATGCTTGACCCTGCGGGCAATCTGAGCTGTCCGCCGGTCAACTGATGAGGCCCGGACGGCTTTCCGTTGATATAAGAGATGCGGGGCCACTGGATAATTACACCTTCCAGCGGGGATACACAGGCATCCACATAGCCTTTCATATCGGACACGTCATACTGTGCCGTGAAGTTTTGCCAGCCGGTAGTAGCCTGTACGCCGTTCTCTGTCTGGATGGTCAGCCGCACGGAATAGGCTGTATTGGTGAATAGACCATCGTAGGTGACTTGGATGTCCTCGGTGCCGTAGATGTACCCGCTGTCCTCAATCGGGCTTTCCGGGTCGTCCTGGAGGGCCAATTCCCACCGGAACCAGTCCAGGGTGTCGCCTTGGGCCTGGGTATAGGAACCGGTGAAGGTCACACTCCGTGATGTGACGGTGGCCGGTACACTGACGGTCACAGCCGGATTTGTCCGTGTCAGGAAAAAGGAGGGGGATAACTGCTGAATGGAACCGCCGTTCCACCATTGTGTGATCAGCATCTTGTACCCGCTGGAGAAGCCGTTGGACAGGTTGGTCAGCCGATTTGCAGGGATGGTGACCTGGAAGTAGTTCACATCACCTGTGGAGGTCATACCGTAGAAGGGGTGCTGTAGGTTTACACGATCGCTGTTGTAGACGAGTTTGGAGGCGGTAGTGTTTTCGTAGATTTTGATTTGATAGGCGGTCATGGCTGAGGAGCCGTTGACCTGCCACGATACGGTGAGAGGCTGCGTCACATCCACCACGCCGCCACCCACGCCCGCGAAGGAAGACGGGAAAATATTGGTCGGTTGATATAGCGCCACTGGCTCACCTCCAGCACAAACAAAAAAGGGACCACTGTCAACTGCATTATACAGTCAACAGCGGCCCCAAATGGCCCCTCTATGCCATCAATTCGGCACAGGTATCTTATTATTTCTTATTTTACCGCTTTTCCACTCAAATTGCAACAACTTTTGTCGGGGGAAAATCAGTAGTTACGGTGTAGTCCCAGCAGAGAAAGGACTTCTGACAAGGGGCGGTCAAGCATACTGTCCCCGATCTCCACGCCGTTGATAAATGTCTGATGGGAATAGTTGCGGTTATCGTTGCTGGTGGACCTGCCCGGCTCCATTCTGGTGTCCTGGGCGTATCGTTCCGCCGCTCCGAACATGATGCCCATGTCCCGTACAAAGCGGTCAAATTCCTCGTTTTTGACTGGATTGAGCACATCGGATGCCAGAACAGGGCTGAGCGCCATTTCTGGTGTGTCCGTCCCCTTGACCATCATGCCCTTGCCACGAGCGATGCCACCCTGGTCAAACAGCCAGTCTCCACTCCGGTTATACCACTTCCAATCGTCTGGATCAGAAGTATATGGTATAGAAACTGCGCCATACGATACGGCTAGTCGGTTGGCTTCCTGAAACAAGGAGCGCTTTTCAGAGTCGCTGGCATGCATGGCGTTCATTCGTAGCTGACTGATTTGATTGTTAGCGTCTACCATAGAGTTCGTAGAACCAGAGCCAGAACCAGACGCTCCAGTGGAGGACCCGCCCGAAGCAGGGCCGCCAGAGGCGTTTCCAGACGAAGATGGCGTGTCGAACAGCTTGTTTCCGTACTTATCCCACCAAACACCATTGTGGTCACGATGCGCACCAATGCTGGTGCCAAGCTGATAGTTCAGTTTATCATAGTAGTCGGCTGTTTCCTTGTCGCCCCGCAGAGTGGCATCCCACCACTTCTGGGCATTCTGCTTCATCTGGTCAATGATGTTCTGGTCGTTCTGGCCTCCTCCTCCGGCCTGACCGCTGTCAATGCTAGAATTGAAATCGCCAAGCGCCACGCCCATGTCCCGGAGAAGGTCCGTGATGTTATCCACTTGGGCTTTCATTTCAGGAGTGCCATACTTGGCGATGTCAGAAAGGATTTCTTCGATGGATCGGACATCCTCGGTCATGGAATCCTGAATGTCGCTCCAGCGCTCGGCCCATGCGTCGTACTGTTCTTGTAGAGTTTTTACCTTATTTCCCCAGAACTCGATATCATCATCGTAGGCTTCCTTGCGTTTTTCGTAGTATTCTTCCCATGCCTCGATTTCCTTCTGGTTGGCCTCAATCAGATCGTTGTAGTGCTCCTCCTGAGCTTCCTTCTCCTTCTCCCAGTAGTCAATCTGGTCCTGAATGTAATCCTGCCGGGCCTCACTCTCCTTTTCATAGGCATCAATTTGTTTATTGATTAACTCCTTCTGCTTTTCTAATGCTTTGATCTGGTCTTCTAAGTTGGAAATGATTTTGTCGTGCGCCTGCTGCTCCTTCAGATCTTCTAGCTCTTTCTCTGCATCTTCTTTGGCCTGCTCGGCATCCTCTAAAGCGTCTTCGGCATCCTGAATAGCCTGCTCATCAGCTCTCCAGCCCCATACACCATCTTTTAAAGTATAGATAGTACGCTCGTTTTTGGCAGTTTCGAGATCGAGCTGGGCCTGTTCCAGGTTTTTGATGGCTTCCTGTAAAGCCAATTCTTTTTTCTGGAGAGCCAGCGCAGCTTCCTCACGTTCTTTCTGCTCATTCCACTTCTCGTTTTCTTTATCGAGTTGATCATTTAGATCGTCCAGCCGGTCGTTAATGCCTGGAACGTACTCGCCGATTGTTCCGTCTGGGTTGACCGTGTAGTAGCCCTCGATTTCCTTGTGCAGAGGATCAGTCAGGGCCTCCAGTGCATCCCGTTCGGCCTCAAGCTGTTCATTCAGGTCATCCAGCTTTTCCTCGATGGGTTCTAGAACTTCCTCTAACCTGTCCTGCCATTCCTCGATCTGCTCTTGCAGAGGCTCGATTTTATTTTGGAGTTCTTCATCAAGTTTTTCTACGGCCTCATTGAACTTGTCCAACATGTCCTGGGCATCGTCAATTTCATCCTGGAGTTTGTCGAACTCTTTATTGACGGCAGCCTCCAATTCAGACCAGAGTTCATCCTGGATATTGGAGATAGCGTCCTCGTCGGAGTAGATTTGGTCTTGAATACTCCCAATCCGCTCATTGTTGATGCCGTTGATATTCGTCGACTGGAGAGCCTGCAGGGCTTTCTTGGCCTCGTTTATCCTCTGGGTATAAATCTCTATCTGCTGGCCTGCTGTGCCAGTGGTGCGCTCCAGGGTACGAATCTGTCGGTCGGATTCTGAGATGTAATCTTCAAAGGCTTTGGTCAGGGAATCATAGACCGATTCGAGCTGCTCCTGGTAGTCCCACCATGCGTCGGAGAGGTCTTGGATTAGGTCGTCCGTCTCGTCATAACCCATGGAGCGGTAGTAGGCGGCAAGGTCGGCCACCTCCTGCTGCATGGCTTTGTACTCTGCAACAATTTTCTCATTGTCAGCGACAATCTCCTCAACACTCCGGTCGGCCCGCTCCCGATTCTTCCTGAAAAGGTTAAGCTCCCACTCGCGGTCATTGTTATTCTCCATCAGATCATCGTGCATTTCCTGATAGATAGAAACTACCTCATCTGCGAGATCATGATACATCAACTTAAGCTGCTTGATTTCGTCGGAGGTATCAGATAGGCCCTTAGCGCGGAACTGATTCGCCGTTTTATGAATTTCAGCTTGAGCAGCCTGGATATTAACAATACGCTTCTGGTAGGAGTTCTTTTCTTCCTTTTCAAGCAAAGTATTGGTGTCCTTAGTACGGGAAACTAAATCTTTTAGACGGTCGATTTCCTCCTCATACCAAGATTTAGAGGATGTACCTTTTCCTGACGATCCACCTCCGGAGGAAGAATCAAAGGAAAGGGAGGGAATTTCGATTGTGGACGATAGGATGTCCATAACGTCGTCCCAATAGTCCGATACTACGCCGTTGGAATTTGTGCTTGGTTTCTGTTGCCCAAATTCGAAATATTCGCCTTGACCTATTCCATTTTTTTCGTTAAGGAGGTCGGTCAAACTCTTAGATTTCATTTTATCCAGGGATAGGGCTTGAGCAGTAAGCATGGATGCTTGGGCCACTGTGAAAGCCTCTACTTCTTGACCGTAGATCTTTTCGCGGTCATCCTTTCCTTTATCTGCGTTTTTGGTCATCTGCTCCTGAATACGGCGGTTTACTTCTTCCTTAAGCTCCTCCAGAGTTTGGTAGTTTTCAAGGTCGGTTATGCCCAGCTCGGCTAGTTTGGAAACAATGTTTGTATTTGTGAGAATTGTATTCTTGTAAAATTCTTTGTTGGACATCATCTTTTCAATGATGTTCTTTTTGTACTCGTTGGTTGTATTGTTGTACTGAGCAGAAAGGGCCTCTTGGAGTTCCTGCTCAGACACCAAACCGGCCAGATACTCATAGAGAAGGCCAGTCAGCTCCGGAAACTGTTGAATCAGGGAATCAACTGTTCCAATGGATAGCTTCCCGTTCTCCGAAAGCTCGTCCTGGGCGCTGTCCAAGGTGCTCAGAGCGGATTCAAGTTCGTTTAGGGTGTCCGAAAGGGCATCGGCGGCTGCCTCCATCTGCTCTATTTCATTTGATGCATCTTCTACATTGTCGCCAAACAAAATTGCCTCTCCGCCAGCACCGGAGAAATACTGCGCCAGATCTTTGAGTGTGTACTCACCGCTCTCTAAGAGTGCATTAAGCACTGGAAATTTGTCGATAAGGGTCTGGATTTCGCTTTCAGTTACTTCGCCGTCCTCCCGCATTTGGGTAAGCATATCATTGAACTCGGTATGTGTGGCAGAGTCCATTGCAGAGGTTAAAGACTCAATCTGGGAACGGAGCGACATGGCTGGGGCGATTGCGGCAAACAAAGAATCGGCAATTTCTTGCCAGTAAGCAATATCTTCCTCATTCGTCAGGTTGCCGATATAGCCTTGCATTTCGCTGTAGAAGCTGATTGCCATTTCATCGGCGTTAGCAATCCGGTTCTCCAGTTTATCGAACTGCTTTAGTTCCTCCTCGCTCCAGGTACTCTGATTGCTTCCGTGCTCAGAAAGGAACTCTTCCTTCTGTTTATTGAGATCATCCAGACGGCCAGAAATATAATTTGCTTGACCTTCAAAGCCGTCCAAGGCACCGGCTATATTCATACTGAACTGGCGGAAAAAGTCATTTAAGGCTTGACTGTTTCCGCCGAAAAGCTGGTCATAAGCAGACGAGAAGAATCCAGTCAGAAAATTTACATCAGAGGTCTCAGAAAAACCTTTGCGTAAAGCGGTGTTTGCCTCTTCTGCAAGCTGCCTTTTCTTGGCCTCCGCCAATTTCTCTTGAAGTATGATCTGGCGTTCTAACGAAAAGTTCTGTTCGTTAAGAAGGTCAAGTTCCTCCTGATCGTTCACAGTAAAATCGCCGCTAGATTTTAGACTGTTGAGTTCATTAAGTCGGTCGGTATTATCCTTGTATTGGTTCTCCAGTGACTCCAGAGTTGTTGTAGCATCTTGATATTCAGCAGAGAGAGCATCGACCTTCTCCTTTTGCTCTTCGGCGCTGACCGTCAATGCGTCAATGACAGTGACAAGAGTATACAAAACCGTCAAAGCAATTCCAATTGGCCCTAGGGCAGTAGTAATAGCACTCCCAAGTCCCTTAAAACCTGCGGCGAGTTTCCCGACTTTTGTGGTGGCATTGCCTACGTCGTCAAACACAGTGAGGAATCCTTTGAACTTTCCAAGAAATGCAGCACCGCCTGTTGTAGCGGCGAATCCAGCAAAGGAGGCATTGAGAGTTGCTATTGCTGCTGCTACTACCAGAATATTGCCAACAGGGGTATTAGCAACCTCCATAAGCGCATTTGCGATATCCAATATTCCCTTGACTGCATCATTGGCCTGGAAGGAGGCCACGAGTTCTACCCACTGATTCTTCAGCCGGTTTGTCTTTGCCTCCCAGCTATTCAGGTAGATGTCCAACTCCCGGTCAGCGCTGCCTACACTGTCAGCGTAGGTGTCTAACATCTCTTTGTACATATCATAATTGGAGATAAGAGCTTGCAGTTGGTTAGATCGTACCTTTCCGCCCAGAGAGGATACGACTTCCTGGAGCTGGACTTCGCTGATAAGTCCCTTTCGGTATTTCTCGGACAGTTCTCCGATAACATCCATGGGGTTCCGTAGCTGCTCTACACCGTCCTTGTACTCGCGGGTTGCAACGTTCAGATCGCCCAGAGCGGCGGCAGTGGCCTCAATCTCATCCTCTGTCCAGCGTTCACCACTCGCTTCATCAATAGCAATCTCGGTAGACCCCTGGATGTTCAAAATCAGGGCACGGAGGGCGCGGGCGGCGCTGTTTCCAGACTCTTGAGTGACGGCAGTGATCGTGCCGATGGCCGCCATCGTTTCTTGAACCTCCATACCGGCCTGTGCGGCCAGAGAGGAGACAATGCCCATACCACCGGCTAGTTTTTCAACGCTGGTGGCGTAGTTATTGGAGATCTCGTTGGCTCCATCCAGAACTTTTGTCAGTTCAGAGATATTTCCCTTGTATTTATAGGCAGCATCAACCGACAGAAGAAATTGGTTGGCGGTAGCCTCCTGCACATCGCCCACTTTCTGCGTTTTTACCGAAAGTTCGCCCAGTTCATCAGATAGAGAACCATAGCCAGCCTGTGCCCATTTAGTAACAGAAGCCAAGTAGTCCGAAGCGGCGATACCAAGGGAAGACCCTACTTCATATGCCTTTTCAGAGAGGTTTTCCATCTCGCCAGCAGTGGCGCCCATAACCTTTTGAATGTTGACCAACTCGGTATCAACAGCCTTTAGCTCGTCGAGTGCAGACTGTAATAGTGTAATTGGGGTAGATATCAAAGTGTTTATAACATGCGAAAGGAGCATGTTTTTAAACATGTTTCCAAATTCGGAACCGACCTCTTTGGCGGCAGAGGATGTTTTATTTAGTGCAGAAACAGTATTAAGTTGTGCACGGTTTGTTTTCTCAATCTCTGCCTGGATCTTGGCTTGTGACTGTATTTGCACTTGGGCAGTTTTTTCGGAAGAGGTTATCGCCTTTGATTGCGCGTTTATCTGGGCCTGTGCCGTTTTTTCGACAGCCTGCTTGGTCTTCTCGCTTTCTATTGCCAACTGTCTTTCAGCCGATAGAGCTTCTTGGGTAGCGGAGGCAAGACGGAGCTGTTGGTTTACCTGCTCCGTAACGGAGGCAATATATTTTTGGACTTCACTATTGAGCTTATCGAAAGAACTGGTATCTACGGTCAGCTTGACATTACTGTTTTTGCGCAGGCTATCCATTAAGGAATCCATTGTCCTCAACCGGGATTCAATATCTTTGGCTGCGTCAAGGGTCACTTTTAAAGTAACAACTTCATCAGGCATTTTAAAATCCTCCTATGATTTTTTGGTTGCTGTAAAAATAGGAAAGTAGTATAATAGTCTCATCAAAAAATGTAATTTGTTCGGGGGAAGGAAGGGAGAGAAAATGGGGCTTATCAACTGCCCATCCTGCGGGCAAAGACAGTCTGAGGAAAATGCAGAGTGTATCAACTGCGGAACACCACTGAACAATTTAATTGGCACACAAAATCCTGTAAAAAATATGAAAGACGGGGAAATCTGCTGTCCCCATTGCGGGCATATTCAAAGCCGTTCGATTGAACTATGCAAAAACTGCGGGAAAAGTATGCGTACAGTATTGAAAATACAAAAACGGGATATCGCTGGTACAGCTATTTGGATTTGCGCGGCGGTTTTAGGGGTTCTATTTTCCGTATATTGTGAAGTGTCACTGGGGATCTTAATTACTGTGGTATGCGCAGGCTTTGCAATAGTGAAATATGAACGGATTGACCGCGCCATCCATAATGCCGGCCTATTGTTGGACCGCGTAAATGAAGAAAGGTTATACCGGGAGTCTTTACCGCAGACACTTCTGTTTGGATTGCAGGGAGTTCCTGGAATATCAGGCGAATGTATCAATCTTCTTTTAGATCAAAAAAGGGTGCAATTGATTTTTCAAGAGAAAGAAATAGAGCGATTCCTCCCGTTTTCCCAAATCGTCTCTTATGGGGTTGTGACACGAGAAGAATACGTAAAAGGGAGTGTACTAACCGGGGCTGCGATCGGAGGTGCCATTGGCGGCGATACGGGTGCTATTGTTGGTGCAATGGCGGCAAAAGAGGGAACTATTATGTATCGAAAATACTTCGAGATTAACTATCGTACTAAGTCGGGCTCCCTCTCGAAAATCGAGTGCCGGTATAAAGGGCTTAACGAAACCCATATTGAACAGATAGCTCCAGCGTTTAAAGAGGCGGTCGGAATATGCAAACACTTAAACAGCAATAAGCATCCTGTCAAACAATCAGACTATCTTTGATACATATGTACCAATGCGAATTTTCGCGTTGGTACATTTTTTGTGTATCCACCAGAGTGGTCTAGGAGTATCACATGATCGAAAGACCACCACCCGAAATTCCCTGGCGTTCGAGACCGGAGAGCAGGGCAATTACTGCCCGGCCAGAACTGATCGCCTCAGTTTCAGAACGATTTAAAAAAGGTCGCGGACCTGGTTGTCGGTAATTACCAAGGCCATGTTCCACTACATCAGAAAGGGCTATGCCATAATCCGTTCCTTGAAGGGGGGCAACATCTTCCACAATCAGAACATGCCCTGCTTCGACGCGCGCACTTAGATTCCCTCGGTCTCCAAGACCCCCGTCAGATTTGCGTCTGCTGGACATGGCTGGTGCGGTTGCGGGATAGCTATAAACTGCGCTCACTGCCTGTTCCAAAATAATGTCCTTGACAACCTCGGCCACTTCATGTTCAAGTGCGCTGTCAATAGCAGCATCTAATTTTGCAGACATAGTCTGGTATCGTTCCAGTAAACTCAATCAATTTTCCTCCTTAAAGTAAGAGGGCGCACTTCTGCCATGATTGGTAAAAGCGCGCCCTCTCGGACATTTAATAGCCCAACTCTCTTCAGTTTCGGCCCCCGCCTCAGTTGCCCTAGGGGAGGGCTGTCGGTTTAGCTGTGCTGGATATCAGCCGCCACCGGCCACAGTTACCGTGATGTTGTAGGTGATCGAGGCGTGGCTCCCCTCATTGACGGCAATGGTGAAGCTCTTGCTTCCGCCATCTGTGGCGACGCTCGTGGTGTCCACTGTGATGGTGGGCTTCGTAGAATTATCCCCAATCGTCACATTCGCCTGGTCGGTGCCGCCCTTGGAAAGCGTCTGTCCGGATGTCTTGGTTGCCGTAATGACCACGCTATTCGTGGTGTTCACGACGTTGACCGTCACGGTCTTGCTCGCTCCGCCCCCGCTGAGGCTGTTCCCGCCCCCGCTGCCCGGAGTTGTCAGCGCAAACGTCACATCTGCGGTCGCCGGAGGAGGTGAGGCCACAGTGACCGTCACATTGTAGACGATGGTACTATGGGCATCCTCGCTTACCGTCAGCGTGAAGGACTTTGAGCCACCCGCGGCGGAAACGCTGCTTGTGTTGACGGTATAGGTAGGGGCGGTTGCGCTCCCGGCCGGACTGACATCACTGGCGTTTGTGCCGCCGACCTTTACTTCCTGGGTGGATGTTTTTGTGCCGGTGAGCACCACGCTCCCGGTGCCATTCTGTACGTTGACAGTGACGGTTCTGTTGGAGCCGCCGCCGCTGATGGTGTTGGATTCGTTCTTGCTGGGTGTGGTCAGGTCAAAGGTCATGTCCGCTGTGTCATCAGGCGGGGCGGCAACGGTCACATCAAAGGCGTAGGAGATGGGAGATTTGCCTGCCTCGGTCACACCAAGGGTAAAGTTTAGGGTGCCGCCGTCAGAGGCGACGGAGGAGGTATCAATGGTGTAGGTGGGGATGGTGTCATTACCAGCCGCGGTTACTAGAGAGGCGTTGGCTCCGGTGATGACCACGCTCTGAGTAGCGGTTTTTGTGCCGGTCACGACCACAGAGGAGGTTCCGTTCACCACATCTACATCCACTGTGTAGGTACCGCCTCCGCCACTCAGTTTGTTATCACTGCCGGAGGAAGGCGTGGTGAGCTGAAAGGTGACATTGGAAGTTGGCGTACTGGCCCCACCCTCCACGGTCACAGCGGCGGCGGTAGTCAGCTCAGAGTTATACTTGGAGGTGATGACCAGATTGCCGGTGCCATTGGCAGTGCCAGTGATAACGCCATTGGGGGAGACGTTGAAATACAGCCCGCCGTCCTCTGGAGTGTAGATAAAGTTGGTCAGGTCGGGGGTCACAATCTCGCCGTTGTCCATCTCATACTTTACAGGGATAGTGTAGGGAGAACCGGCGGTGACAGTGATATCGTTGCCGCCCACGATAGCCAAGCTCTCCACGTTCTGGTCGGGGTTGCCGAACAGCTCCAGTACCATGTAGGCCAGTTTGGGAGAGGAGGAGCCGCCGCACTGGATGCCCTGCTCACACGCCTCGTCGTAGGACAGAGCGGTCAAGTTCATGACGGTGGTGGCGGCGGTGGTCTGGGAGCCCTCGGTGGAAGCGTCGCCGGAGAGCTGACCACGGGGGATCGTGATGTAGAGGGAGCCCACACGGGAGCCGGTATTGGCGTTGGAGGCGCTGCCCTCAGTAGAGTAGACAGGGATGGTGATGAAGCCGCGCACCACGGCAGGATTCATCAGAGTCTCAATGGAGAGCTGCTTGGCAGAGGGATTAGTGGTGTAGTAGTGGACACAGTAGGTGGTGCCCGCCACGGCGGTGAACCCCTGGATTTGCTTAGTATCAGGGTCGATGGGATAGGCGGTGCCACCGTTGTTGATGTAGCCAACTACGTTGCAGCCGCCAAGGGGGGCAACTGGTGTCTGCATCACGGTCAGGGTGGTTCCGTTGGCCTCCACCGCCTCATCCACGGGTACCACGCCGTTATAGACCACGTTCCCGCCAACGGACAGGGCGCGGCCCTCAAGGGAGAAGTCGGCGGCGGTCAGGTTCATGGTCAGAGAGGGAGTGTCTGGAATCTGGATGACGATGGGGTTGCCAATACCTGCGTTGATGGGGCCTAGGTTGATGGTGGATGCCAACTGCGAAGTGGACATTTTGTTGGAGTAATATACCAAGTCATTGGTAGCAGGGTCGAACATCTTTACATCCATGGTGCCCTTGGCGTACAGGGGACGGCCATTCAGAGTAGCAGTAATCATAGAGACGTTTGCTCCTTTCTTTCAGGTGGATTGGCTATCTCGCTTCCACAGAACCGGATAGCCTCTGTGTGAGTTCCGCAAGGGAGACGAGTGCGCTTGAATGTTTGTCACGGTCGTACTTCCAGGAGGGCCACGGGTTACCGTTCTTATATTTGGCTCCCGCTGCCTCCGAAAGTGCGGCTACAAGGTGTCCGGTGATTCGGTCAATGGCCCGCTCTGTCAGAACGAATCGCCTTACCGTCCATTGGAATATATCTTCGACGGGAATCTGCGTTTTGACAGAGACGGAGTAGATCAGAGCCTCGCTATCTGGTACGAGGTTGAGAGAACTTTTCGCAGCCAAGTCCCGTTCCGCCTGCACCAGTTCGGCGTTCAGGGTTTCGTCTGGAAGTTCCACTTCGTTTTGTGCGGCCAGGATTTCCCGGAGCTGAACGAAGTTCTGCGGGGTGATCTCAACGCTCACTTCACCCTGCGTCACTTCCAGGGCGGTCAACTTCCGTGGGTTGTCCTTCTCCGTCTGGATGCCTATGGGAATGTATTCTTCTCCATCCAGCCCTTTTCTCACTTCCAGCCGCAAAGAAAGCATCAAAAAGAGTAGGATACGGGAGAAAAAACCGCCCTGTGGGCCTCCATTGGTTCGCACGTCGTAGTCAAGCGCATACAGGGCTTCCAGATAGCGCATAACCACGTATTTACTTGGTAGTGTCTGCTGTTGAGCCGTAAGGCCCATTTGGGCGATGATAAACCTGTTATAGTCTTTCATCAATATTGGAAACAGGGTCAGGCCGTTCCATTCTATTGGTGTGCCCATACGGACGGCTTCCTGCTGTTCCTGAGTGAGTGGCATGATTGATGCCTCCTGGTAAACAAAAGCAGGGGGCCACACAGAAGAAATATGCTCTCCTGTGTGGCCCCTAATGGCCCTTCTGCGCTCACAATTGAGCGTAGGTCTTTTTAATTCAGTCCTGCCATGTCAGGCCGAGAATCACCCTCCGTCCCAGGTTGGTTCCCCTGTCGTCGATGTTCCATGAGCCGCAGGACGGGTGTTGTGTGCGGTCAAAGTAGAATGTGCCAACACCGTTCATATTCACGCCGTTTAACGCCTCAATCAGAGCGCACTCCATGGCATAGGTGCGGGATATGGCGTAGCCGGATGCAGATTCATAGTTGACATTGGTAGTCAGTTCGAAGATCACAGACAGTTCGGCACGGTACGACCCTTTTGCCACTGTCTGGCCCATATAGCATCGTAATGAGGTGTCCCCGATGTTCTGTGCCTGAGCCACATATGCCTGCGGGAAGATACGGTAACCCTTCTCTGGGGAGACTGGGGCAGTTGGATGTTCCGGGTCAAATAGAACGGACAACTTCTGTTCCGTCGTCGGACACGGCTCGTCCAGCGGGGAAATCCCATCATAGAAGAGGTACTTCATCAGCCGTACCCTTGGATAGATGTTCTCAGTGGGGGGATTGTAGTTCGGCAGTGGCATGTCCATCAAATAAGTGCAAACTTGGCGGGGGATGTTCTCTGCACCGATGAACTTTATATATTGCTGATCTCGTTGATATGGATAGGTAGGTGAAGGCCACATGCCTACTCCCCCTTTTCTGCCCGCACATGTTCCAGCCATTCCTTACTCTTGCGGGCTTGTGCCTCGGCCTCTGTCTGCACTTCGTGCAGGGCATCCAACACATTTTGAATGCTTTCCGGGGTACTCTGTGCAGTAAACAGCATTACAACTCGGGAAAGCAGATCATTTTTGGCTTGGAGCAGATTATAGATTTCCGCATTCAGGAGTTTTTCAAAGTCCCGGTAGTCAGACAGGATGGCGGCGGCGTGGGCTCGCACCTCCGGATCGTCATCCCGCTTCATCCCTTCCAGTTGTCCGTAGGTTTTGGAAAAGATGTCATACTGCCGGGCGGTGAACTCGAACTTCGGGGTCTCACTGTTGTAAAGTCCGTTCACGTCGATCAGGTGAAGATAGATACCTGCCAGCACATAAGACATAATCAGCCGCTTCCCCAAAATGTTCTCCTGCCAGCGGGGCGGTATTGGTTGAACGTTTGCGTTTTCACTTTTCGGTAGCACATCCACCTGCTCAATGCAGCCGGGGGCCAACAGTTTGACGATGGCGGTCTTTTTGGCGATGCTCAGGTAGGTGTCAGCCTTCTTTACGCTTTCTGCTTCGAGACTTGCGAACTTGTTTTCCATTCTGCGTCTCCTTCTTTTGTTTAGTTATGTGTGTCGCTTTTTCTTTACCAGAAATAGTTTCCTCGGCCTTGCCCTCGGCATTCGGGATGACGTTCCGTACATACATCCCGCTGGGAAGGACAGTTGTTGCATCCGGGGCCTGCTCCACCGACTTCAGGTTCTTTACCCGAGGGATGACGTTTTGGTGGTATCCGACAGAAGGGGATCGGTTCTGCGGTTGGAGCCGCTTGCACTCCTGAAAGCCCGGAGTATTCTCGTACTGCCGGGTCTGTGGGCAGTTGTACTGGTGGGCGCACAGGAACCTTCCCTCACAGTATAGGGCCTGCTTTCCTGTCTGGTTGGTCGCCTTTTGACATCTTGGCTTGTTCAGCATGATTGTCACCTCTTATTCAACTGAATTTTCAACTTCCGGTCAGTTTGATTTCTGCTGTCAGAGTCGCAGTCCCATCTGTGATGCTCACTGTTAGAGGAACAGGGGAGGGGTAGTAGCAAGAGATGGCAGACTGCGCTCCGACTATTTGCGCGGTGTAGCAGTTCTGATCAGGCCCGGAGAAAGACCACTCCACAGGGCCCTGTTCCCCAGCTACGGCTAGTTTGCGGCTCTGGTATGCTGGGATATTCCTCGGTACGTCAGTAGCCCAGTGAAGCCCTGTTGGAGCATCTTGTACCTCTAAAACGGTGTCTGTGAAGATGCTAGGGTTCTCCTTCAAAGTGCATCGAATGATTACCTGACCGTTTACCATGCCTGTTACCACGCCATTCTCGTCCACCGTGGCAATCTCCGGGGAGTGGGAAGACCACAGATAAGTCACAGCGATGGTGTCCGCCACCGCCTCGCCGTTTCGGATAGAGGATGGCACAAGAGAAACGTGTTCACCGGCCTGAATCGACCGGGGGCCGGTGACATTGACTATCCATGAGAACGCCAGCCCATCCGCCACCTGATGCTTCATATCGTCCCGTTCCGTTGGTTCTTGGTAGTACAGGGAGAAGCGGAGCACCCGCACACTGTCCTGCTGGTCGGTGAACTCCCGTATGTAGTCAGACAGGCCCCGCACGGCAAAGCCGCTTGTTCCAAGAATCATGCGGGTGTTGTTTTTAAGATTCTGAATCGTCCATGGGTTGGCCTGCATGATGCAGTCCATATAGCTGTCTGCCAACTTCATAGTTTCCGTATCTGTGTTGGCGTTCGCCATGGTGTTTGGCCGGGTGATGACCATCGGTTCAGATACGATGTTGCCAAAGTAGTCCAGACTATTCCACACGGCGTTGCACCGTTTCACCAAAGCGTTCCCGGACACGCTTGCTATATTGGCGGGGTTGTCCGCCAACCAACAGTTGTTCCAGAACCAGAACTTGGTGCCGGGCCTTATGTAATCGATATCTGGCCGCTCAAAGTACACCACCCGCCAATCATCGTCGTGGGACATATTACTGGTATTGAGGGAAGAAAAGTGGGCAGCGGTTCGTATCTTATACCACCCAGCTTTCCACGCATCATCGTCCTCAAGCCCCTGCACTTGTGCTTCAAAGAAGTCCGTGGCATACTGCGCCATACTTCGGAGGTGCTGTTTTGCGGGGTCCGCCATGTATTGGTGCTGGAGGCCAGTGCCGCTCGGGGTGTTAGAGTCCCGTTGGATGACAGGTCGGCGTTGCATAAACGGCATGGTATCACCCCTTCGTGACAAGGGCCTTCAGCTCGTCGTAATGTTCCTTGGTGATTTTCTTGGCCTGATACAGTTTTTCTACCCTATCAGCCGACCACAGGCCAGTGGATACATAGTAGCGCATGGTTTCTACGTCCATCTTAAAGCCCTCCCATCAACAGAATATAGTCCATGTCGGCCCTCAGTTGTTCCACTTCGCTCGGTCCACCCTTTGCCTCCTGGAATAGCTCGTTGTAGTGATTTTGGACATAAGTTTGAAGGTCAGGCCGCTCCCGCATCTCTAAGTGGTACTCCTCATACTCCCAGCCCTCATAGTCACTGCTTTTATATGGAACAGCGTTTTTGTAAAACCGTACAAGGTAATAGCCAGAATGTTTTGGCTGCTTTTCTACAGTAAAAGCAGGTGGATTAACGTCACCGTGTACTCTCATGCTTGCACCTCCTGACGACGGAAAATAAGGCGGGCACCATTCGAATCTGCTTCTGAAGCAGAGTTGTATCCGCAATAAATATCAAATAATCCGGTGTTATAGTTATTGTTATAGTGATTTCCGACTACTGCAATGCGCCATGACTGACCACTAGAGATAATCACCCGATCTGGTATATATGAACTTTGACTGCCTCCTGCTTCGGTTGGGATGAATGCCCATGTGGCCCCTTCAAATAACCCGGTTTTACTTATATACCCGCTTATTGAAACTCCTGGCATACTTGTACTTACATAGTTGATTCCAGTATCATCTGCATAATTTTCTGGATTTGTACAAATAAGGAAAGTCCCTTCGTAGACATTTATACCATCTATTACTTGGTATAGATTCCCCCATAGATTTTCAATCCATCTATATTGTATGGCCGTATCTCCATCTGTTCCAGACGCACGCCCTGTGTGGTAAATCATGTTGTCCGTTCCGCCATTGTTCAATGGAGCAGAGCGTCCCGAAGTATAGCCTAGGCCAATGGTATTCTGACTATCCCAGTCTGCAAATTCAACTAAGTAAAGTAACCATGCAGCGCACCATGTCATATAATCATATCCATCCCAGCCCGCACCTTTTGCCCGAGAGTTTGTGCGAATGGTTGGCCTTGTTGCACCACGTAAAGGTTGTATACCTGAAATGGACTTATATCCTGGAGTTGTATTATACCTTCCGATGTACGTCCCGCTGCCAGGGTGCCTCTCAAACCCTTCAAGTGGCATTGAAGATATATAGAAAAATCGGATACTTCCGGCGTCCGATACGCGGTAATAAAATTTAGGAATCCATACCATCGTTTCATGTTCTGTACGGGAAAATCCAGGCTCTCCCCGTTTGTAAATTTCTGTTCCATTTCCATCAAGGTTACATTCATAAATTTCTGACCAAGGCGCAATCCGGTCAAATGGGGAAGTTCCGCCTATTATCCCAATTGCGGGAGAGGGGTCTTCAGTCACATTAGTTGTAACATAGCTGTATGGATCATTATTGATAGTCAAACGGGTCAGTTTAGTTGATGGGTTTGCCATATCCCAAGACACACCACACACAGCTCCACTGGAAAGTGTGACGATATATTGCCGTACTGTAGAGATAGCCACTTGGTTGGTTACCTTTTCTCCATCAAGTGTGGCTGATATATCCCAAGTTCCAAATAAGGGAATATCTACGGTGACCGCTCCATTTTCGTTTGTCTGTAACGTCAGTTTTGTTTCAGCTTTCTGAATGACTACATCGATGTTTGGAGAAGATGGGGCTGTATATATGATAAGTTGTGGCTTCATAGCGGTAGGTTTCACTACTGGGGTGTAAATCGCCCCGTTGTAAATTTGGGTTGCATTATCCTCTTCAACAGACACCTTTGCAGATATCGAATTTCCTTGAATGGATATACCATCTCCAGCAGTATAGGAAGTAATTCCCGTAGAATTTTGTGTATAATCAAAGATAGGCATTGTTTTTACCTCCTACTCATGCGCCTTTTGGAGCCCGATACTCAATCCTACAGCTTGTCCCAACGGTTGGACTATCGTTTGTTAAAAAATATCCTATTCCAGCATCTGTATCATCGTTCCAGTCTCCACCAGTGACAGACATGTAGATTGACTCAGAAGCATTGCGAATATTTGCACGATCCGGGATATAAGTACTAGAACTGCCTCCAGACTGATCAGGTAAAACGCACCAATTGTAGGTATCTATCACGTTTAGTCGGGTAATGTAGCCGGAATTGGAACTAAAAGGCCCAAGGTCAATGTAGTCGGTTGGCATCGAGCCACCATATTTAGTAGGGTCAAGGCAGATATACATATTGCCATTCAGTTTGTTGACCCCATCTGTCAACTGGCGATAACTCCCCCACAGTTCCTCTATTCCGCGATACTGCATTGGGCTGCTTGAAGTGGACGCTGTTTTTTTGCCTGTGTGGTATATCATATCATCGGTAGCTCCATTCGGCGCACCAGCAGAAGCATTTACTTGTCCGGGTCCTATCAAAGCCTGACTTCTCCAATCTGCAAATTCAACAGCATATAAGAGAAATATGGCACACCAAGTAGAGTAATCAAATATTTGCCAACCACTACCTTTTTTGGTGGCATACGAACGAGCGTAATCGGCATTAAAGGAGCTCCCGTAACTTGGTGTTCCACCCGATTTAGACGTAAATACTCCGTTTTCAATTTTGACTCGGTATCGAGCCACATACGTGTTACTACCCGGATGAAGTTCAAATCCTGAAATTTTATTGTCGGCAATATAGAAGTAAATCATATCTTCTGAAGAAATGATTTTGTAATAGAAAGGTGGAATATAAACCATGGTATCATTGGCGGTCCGAGTAAATAATGGGTTATCCTGGTCAATAATATCTCTATCTACAATGTTGACTTCTTTCATTCCCATCCATGGAAGATAGTTATCAAATGGGGAACTTCCGCCTCCTGTTCCTACCGCCGGGGATGGTTCTGATGATACCGTATTATTCACGTACCCATTTGGATCATTTTCCGAAGTAAGGCGTTTCATTTCCGGGCTAGAATTGGACATGTCCCACACAACGCCAAAAATAGTAGCCGGAAATAAAGATAAGCCGACAGAATACATGTCCGCGTGTGTAACATAAATCGTTTCTACATTCGTGATGTCCCCATAGGTCGCTTGTACGGCCCAAGGCCCAAATGCGCTTACTTCTAGGGTTGCAATCCCGTCAGCATTTGTCGTACCAGAAACTACAGTTTCTCCCTGTGTGGCTGTGACAGATATTCCGAATAAATTTTCCGCTCGCACGGTTACTTCGATCAATGGGAACGTTTTACCCTCAAACGGTATGTATGTGTAAATCCCATTTTTACTGATGCTCGTAGCATTGTCACAGCTATTTATGGCCCTGATGGATACAGCCTCATTGGTGATGGAGGCTCCGTTTCCAGGCACAAGTTTGTTTCCGCCGATATTGGGAGTTACATCGAATACAGCCACTTTTACGCCTCCCATGCCATTGTAGGAAAGATTAGGGCATTATAGTTTAGATCAATATCCGGTTTACTCTGGGCTGTGTAGGTTAGCGAGTTGTCTCCTTGTGCACTCCACTTTACCCCGGAATTGGCGGCATTAGTTGCATCCGTTGGCGTTGCAGGGCCTGTTACCGCCGAATTGTCCTTTGTAATACCAGCAACCGTCGCTGTTTGTGTATAAGGCGCGCTTTCGCCTGCCCAACCTGTGAAAGTCAGGGTAAAGGGTACGGCATCGGTAGAGGCGGCGGAGCCCCCGTTGCTTCCGTCCCGCCCTCTTGGTATGGTAAAATCGAATACAGCGTCGCTGGAGGTTCCGCTGTTGGTCACCTGTGCGGCTGTTCCAGGATCTCCGGTGGTCACGGTACCAATCTTGATTGTTGCAGCTTTTCCATCAGCACCAGCAGGGCCTTGAACGCCTGCCTCTCCTTTTGGACCCTGTGCACCAACCGCACCCTGCGGACCAGCCGGGCCCTGAGCTCCAGCTGTACCGGATGGCCCCTGTTCGCCCCGTGGACCTGCGGGGCCGGTCGGGCCCGGTTCTCCCTGTGCGCCTTGTGGGCCGGTCGGGCCAGCGGGGCCAGCGGGGCCCTGTTCACCCTGCGGCCCTTGCTCTCCTGGGTCGCCCTTGGGGCCCTGGATGCCTTCCGTGGTACTCAGGTCATAGAAGAACTCATAGGCAGATGCCCCTTTGGCGTAGATGTATCCGCCCTGTTCGCCGCCGGTCTGGGTGGAGATCCCCACAAGAGAGCCCTGCGGCAGACCATCGGTGGCATAACCCTCGTTCATGGCGGAAACGGTATCATATATCTTCTGAATGAGGAACGGATTTCCCTGGTCTCCCTTGGGACCCTGGATGCCTTGCGGGCCTTGCGGGCCGACACTACCGGCAGGACCCTGTGGTCCTTGTGGCCCCTCTGGCCCCGTGGCTCCCCGTTCTCCCTGGATACCTTGCGGGCCTTCCGGTCCCTGTATACCGGGCTCGCCCTGTGGTCCTGTGGAACCAGTTGGGCCAGCAGGCCCAGCAGGTCCTTCCACGCCCTGCTCGCCTTGAACGCCCTGCGGTCCGGCAGGTCCGGTCGCTCCAGGGGCGCCCTGGTCTCCCTTCGCGCCCGTGTCGCCCTTCGGGATGCCGAAGTTAAAGGTCACGTTGGTATTGGAACCGCTCTTTTCAACGGTGGCCTCGCTCCCCGCTAGAAGCGTCTCCACGGTGGCGTTGATGTTCGGGACTACCACGGAGCCGCCGCCGGAGCCGGAACCGCCGCCGACGACCATTGCGCCAACAATTCCGTCTTTAATGGACATTTTTGATTCGCCCCCTATCTCACTTGACCCATTCCAGGTTGCCGTTGAGAATGTAGGTCACACGACCGATTCCGCTTCCGTCCGCGCTCTCGGCGCAGAACGCCTGAGAGCCGATGCCGCAGTTGGTGGGCAGCTCAGCAGAGTCTTCCTCGCTGTCTAGCACGAAGGTGGACGTGAACGGGTCGGTGCCAATCAGATGAAATGCCATGACCATGACCTCCTTGTTCAGAAAAGATTGATGGAAGGGCTGAAATTTACCACGCCGCGGTAGGTACAGGCTTGCTCATACCGGCGGAGTTCCTGATTAAGCGTATCTTCCTCACTCCGCCGCTTTTCCTCCTGCGCTCGTGTCCAGTTGGCTTCGTTAGGTGGGGCAAAGGATTTGTCACTCACTTTAGCTGACCGCGCTAGCCAGTTCCCGGTGAAGCGGTACTCCCATACCATGTGGAAGCACAAGCCCAGGATGCGCTTCATATCCGGGGAGAGCGTTTTTTGGAACACTCCGTCCCGATACAGGTCGATGATGAACTCTGTGCCAGATATCAGCCCAGCAGGGAAAGTCACCTTCCCCGTCTGAGGGTCGTAGGTTTCCATGGAATAGGGAGTGTCCACAGGATTTCCAAATTTATCTGTGCCCCGGATAACCACAGAACACAGTTCGTATCCAGGCTTGGCCTGGATGGTGATAGGCTCTGTAGTAGGTGTCTGCATTTCTCCAGGTGGCAGGATTTCAGCCGGTACAGCCCACTGTGTCTCCGAGAAAAAGGACGGGGTACGCTGGGATAGATAGGAGATGATTTCCGTTGGCCGATTGAATCGGGGGATTGCCGCTTGAAGATAGTAGGAGGCGGTATTGAGAAAGGCCGCCGGATTGATGTCGTATGCCTCCTGGTTTCTCACATCGTCTGTGAATAGGTTGCCATAGTTCAGGATGATGTCAGACCATTTTGTGGTCGCTCCCAGCGGCTCTACCGGGGCCAAAACTGTGTTCTGATAGGGAACGTCATCATAAAGAAGCGTTACCGTGACTTCTTCGGTGCCTGTCAGCGGGGGCACACCGAAGTAGTCCTCCCTCTGCGGGGCTGGTGCGGAGTGGAAATAACCTGTCGCTCCCGTCTCGAAACTCTGGGCGCTGTTCAGGTGGAGGGGGTATGTCTGCCCATTCAAAGTTACGGACACGGACTTATATGCGGCTGTGTCGCCCTCATAATCAGGGTCCTTTTGGACAACCACCCCCACCCAAGGGATAGCGGTAAAATAGCCGTCCGGGAAAGCGGAGGCAGGGGAGAATGGGTCTGTACTGCCGCCCTGGGCCTCCACATCAGCGAGAAAGGCGGAGTATATAGGCTTGTTGTTGATGAAATAGGCGTGGATGCCTGTCAAAGGGGCCATATGATCCGCCTCCTGTCTGTGTTCTGCACTCCAGTTCATGCGCCGGAGCACCAGCATATAAAGCGGGGATTTTATGCGCTCCCCGCCGGGGCGCATCAGACCTTGTTCAGGCTCTCCAGAATTGGCCGGAACATCCCCTTGGGGTCCTCGGACTTGGAGAGGTCGTTCAACGGCTCCACTTTTTCACGGGAAATGCGGTTGTCGCCCCTCTGATAGGAGGAGATGAAGTGGGTGGCGACCATCCGCTTGTGCTCGACGCACAGCTTGGAGAACAGCTCCTTTAGCCGCTCCAGCCCCACGTCCAGCAGCCGGTCGAACATTTGCATATCCAGCAGTTCGCCGTCCTTGTAGTCAACATTGTACCGCCGACGCTCATCCTCGTTCAGACCGTTCAGGACAATAAGCCGCCGCTGGTTCAGCAGCCCCCGGATTTCCGGTGTCATGAACTTTCCGCCAAACTCCTTGCGGGGGACCTCTACATAGCCTCCCACACCGTTTAAATAGCCGTAGTCCCCCAAGGACAGCACATTGGTAGGGGAGACGGCGGCGATGTAGGTCAGCTCCACAGTTTCTTCCGGCTTCGCCATGACCACGGTGGAGCCCGGATTCTTCTGCATGGCCTCGATTTGCTTCTGCATGGCCTCCAACTGCTTGGCAAGGGCTTCGTTCTGCTGGCGTAGCAGTTCTGTCTCTGTGGGCTGTGACTGCCCGACGGTATCGGCAACAGGATTGGCTTCCATAGTTTCCGCCACGGTGTTTTTGATGTTTCTTACGCCTCTGGGCATTTTTAACGCCCCTTTCTGTCAAGATTTGAAGGGTGGGGAGGGCCCCGAAGGGCCGCTCCCCTATAGAAAAGGAGGAAATCAGGAAGGCATCTGAATGGCGGCGACCTTGCTGCCCATCACGATTTTGGTGTCCATGACGGCGGTACAGTCGATGTAAATGGAGTTGTCGCCGCTCTCGCGGGGCTCCATCTCAATGACCAGAGGAGAACCCTCGGCAAAGGCGGTGTAGACGGGGGCGTAGGCGCGGCCAATGCGCCCGGAGATGAGAATGAGGCCCTTCATGCCCAGCATCTCGCCGGTGGTATTCACGGTGCCGGGCACCATGGCTGGGTCCACATCAAACAGAGGCACACCGCCCACCACGGACAGGAAACCGTTGCGCATCCACTCCTCGCCCAGGCCGTAGGTTAGGGCGGCATCGGAGGGAGTGCCCAGCGGGAGGACCTTTTGGAGGTCGCGGTAATCGCCAAAGGCCATCAGTTGGTTCCGGGGGATACCGTTTGCAGTGGAGGTCGCCACAATAGCCTCTGCCCAGTTCTGGGAGTTGTAGGTGTCGAAGGTCAGGTAGTCGGGGATGTAGGGGCTGTTGTCAGCCAGGGTCATAATGGCCCCGATGTAGTTCGCCATGATGCGGGAGTACATACCGCCCATGATGGCGTTATAGTACCAGCCGATGTCCACATCGTTGCCCACCATCTGGTACCACTTGATGACAGCCCGGCAGGTGTAGGGCCGGGGATTCAGAGTGATGGTGTCATCGTAGAGGTAGTTCATGGTGGTGGAGCGGGAAGCGCCCCAGCTGGAATCCTCGAACAGGAAGATGTCGTTGCTGTGAACGGTAATCTCCTTCGTCTGGCCCAGGGGCACAGTGGTAGTCTCCATTAGGAGGCCGCCCATGTTAGAGATTGTGTAGGGCAGCAAGGGTGTGATGATCTCCCTGGAAATACCGGCCAGCGTGGCGAGGAAGTTCCGGTCTCGTAACAGACCAAGGTCGTTCTGGACCTGGGCGAAGTCCTCGGGGGCGGGCTTGCCCTGCACAGCATAAGCCTGGGCGGCGCAGAACATCAGCAGGTTCTTTTTGTGCCCGGAGGACAGGTTAGTGTAGGCAATATCGTCCATGCGAGTCTTGTACTCGCTTTTGTTGCGAACCTTGTTGGAGAGACGCCCGTTGTACTCCATGGTCACCAGCCGGCCGGTGGCGATCAGTTCGTTGCGGGAGATGCGGCCCATCTTGGTATCCGCTGTATTGACTTTGAAATTGTCAAGGGAAATGCTGTTCAGTTTCAGAGACATTTATGCTTCAGCTCCTTTCTCAGTCCGCACCAGCCACGGTGACGGTCACGGCGTAGCTGATGGAGGTGTGGCTGCCCTCGTTGACAGTGATGGTGAAGTTCTTGCTGCCGCCGGCAGTAGCCACATTGGTGGTGTCCACCGTGATGGTCTGGGTGGTGCTGCCGTCGCTTCCTAGAGTCACGTTGCTCTGGTTCGTGCCACTCTTGGCGAGGGTTTGCCCGGAGGTCTTAGTCGCCGTGATAACCACGCTGTCGGTGCTGTTCTTCACGTTCACAGTAACGGTCTTGGTCGCCCCACCTCCGTTGATGGTATTTGAACCGTCGGGGGATGGAGTAGTGAGAGCAAAGGTCACATCAGCAGTAGGGGCTACAGGGGCCGATGTTCCTGCGATACCGTTGAAGTGGGCGATGACCCGGTACGCCTTACCCCAGTTGCGTGTTCCGACGGTTGGATAGACCTCGCCCACGATCTCGAACCAGTACCCGGTGTTGGCATCTGGTGCGGAGGCCCCAGCGACCAGCAGACCGTTGGAGACTGTGGCGTACTTGGTCGTCTGGAGGTCGGTTGGGGCAGTAGAGAAGTTGCCAGAGCCGAACACATATTGCCAGCCAGGTACAATGTGGCAGAAAGTACCCACTACATCGGCAGGCAGTTCAAGACCAGCAGTATTTGCTCCGACGCGCCAATTGTTTACGCCGTCACCCACCATGTTCACATCGTAGGAATCATAGGCAAACAGCTCCAGGATTTCTCCGTTTGTGGTGTTGGAGCCGCTGACAGCTTTGTTGAAAATCCAGGTATTCCCATTCAAAATGCCGTTATAGCCGGAGGCGGGCATAAGCTGGAGTTTCGTCACTAGAAAACCGGAGGGGCAGATCTCGGGAGTGCCGGCGTCCTGGTACACACCGGCCAGATTCGCCATTGCATCATACTGGCGGTTGCCGTTTTTCAGTTCAAAAAAGGTATTGGAAATTCGAGCCATTCTGTATTGCTCCTTTCTCAGTCGGAAATGTTCTTGATGGCCTGGGACAGGAAGGCGTTGGAGTCGCCCCCGGCTGCATTGGTTGCCGATCCGCCGCCCTCCCAGACATAGCGCTTCTCCTGCGCGTTTGCCTTGGCTCTGGCGGCCTGCATGGAAAGTTCGCCGATTTTGCTCATCACGTCTGCGGTGGCCTTCTGGTCTCCGACCCACTCGCCTGCCTCGTTAAGCACGGTGTTGTAGCACCCGGCCTCCACAGCGTCCATGAGCTGTTTACGGGTATCTTCGCTCAGTTCCATGTGGCAGGCATCGGCCTCACTTATGGCTTTCTCAATGACTTCCTTGGCGGCCTTAATACGTCGCTTGTCCTCGGCCTCGTTCATAGCCTTGACCTTTGCGTTCAGAGCCTCATTTTCCTTTTCAAGGTTGGAACACTTGGTCTCAGCGGATTCGGCCCGGTTGTTTGCGGCTTCCACAGATGCTGCCAGCATGGTGGTCACATCGACGGATACCACAGTACCGTCCTCGAACTTGAAGGGGGCGGAGAGATTGGCATAGGTGATTCGCTCCGGGATAACGGTATCGTGGTCCTCGGCCTTACTGGCATAAGTGCAGGGGAGGCCGCTGGCATTGAGCATCAGGATATGGTCGCCATTTTCGCTCATGTCCAGGATGCGGTAGTCTTTGAACTTCTCCTGTACTTTTTTCAGCAGAGGGACATTGCTCATTCCGCTCAAAGTTTTCACTCCTTTATTGTTGTCTTGCGGCTTGTCCGTATGGTAGGACGCGGCCCGGAGTTGCATTTCCTTGAATTGGCTCTGCATAGCCTCCAGCGCCTTGATGTTCGCCCCAGGGACAGCCGGTGCAACGCCGTCGCCCAGGATGGTGACACCCAGTCCGTACCATTGGGAGTAGACCTCCCGGTCTGTCTCCCGGTGGGCCTTCGTCACGTTGGTCTCGGCGGATACAGACATGCGCCCCTGTCGTGCAATCTTGTCCACCAGCTCAGGATTATAGAAACGCCAGAGCTTTCCCCTGGCGATGGCCCACACTTCACCGTCCCGTTCCTCGGTCCATACGGCGTCGTCTGTGTCATAAATTATGCCGACAATGCGCTCTGCGGTTCCGTCTGTGAAGGAGTAATGGACTTGTCCGTCCATCCCCCTGCTCTCAGTCATGTTGTGGCCGTCTCCGATACGTCCGCCAGGAAGATAGGCGCACAGGATGGGGGTGCCCCGGAAGGTATTGGCGTAGCGGCCAATGTTCCGGTAGTCCCAGCCATTCTCATTGAGGCCGGAGCGCATAATTTCGATCCGCACGTCCCAATTCAGGTCGTTGTCCTGTTGAAGCACTCGGAGGGAACCCAGGCCGTCGAATGGGGCGGCGGACTTGGTCTTGATTGGCATTAAACATCGTCCTCCTCTCCGTTGTCCGGTAGGTCGTAGATGCTTTTAACCCACTTGTCGAAGCTGGACATACTCGAGCCGTTATCCCACATAGACCAGCTTTCCAGCAGTTTCTTCCGATCCTTGCTGTTCTCAATCTGGAGGCTTTCCACCTGCCGGGCCAGACCAGGGAAGTGCCCCTGACTCTGGCTGGGTACACCTCCCACCTCATTTTCCTTTCGGTCGGCCACGTTAATAAATCTCTGGAGGGCCTTGTCCACGTTATCGTTAAGCTCAATGCAGACACGGAACACTTCGTCCAGGCTATCCAGAAGTTCGTCCAGTTCAGGCACAGATGGGTATTCAATTTCAAGCCCCTGTTGCCGCATGATAGCGGAAAACTGGTCGATGTACTCCGGCTGCTTGTGTTCCATAGTGTGGAGGGAATCACTCAGATAGGCCATTCCATACCGGCCCCACACGATCTCCTTGATGGAGGCGTAATATTGCATTGCCGCCCAGTAGGCACGAATGACTTCCCGCATGGGGTCGCGCAGAGCGAAGAACTTCGGGTTTTCATAATTGAAAAACTCGCGCTTTTTCATCAAATTAACAACCCTCCTTTCGACCAAATTTTGTTTTCAAAGTGGATAACCATTCCAATTTGTTAGAATACTCTACTTTTTGGTGGGTGGTATAAACCTTAAAAATTCCGTTGTTCTCCTCAACCACAGCTACATTCCCACGTTCCAGTATGCGGCCAACTGCTTGAATTACTTCCTTTGGGATTTCCTCCGCTCTAGTCCGCATCTTTCATATCCTCCGTTCCTTCGCTTGTGACATCTGCGATATCCATTTCCGGCCTCCCGCCCTGATCTGCGGCAGGGGAGGGAGGGAGCTGTCCTCCGTTCTTGGCAGTGTAGCTGGTTACAAGCGGCAGTCTCATGTCCAGCACTCCACTCTCCTTTACGGCGGCGCTCATGCTCAAGTCATCCAGCAGCGAGCGGCCCATTATGGCGTTGTAACGGTAAAGGTCTGGAAGAACACCCATAGACATGCTCTTTTGCATGTTGGCCCTTTCTTTCTCGTCGTTGTAGAGGTCTCCGAACATGTGGAATCTCCAGGTGTACCGGAGGTTCAGCGTAGAGTAGATGTAGTTCATCATCCGTTCAAACTGTTGGTAGACCCTTTGACAGTATTTTGCCTCCAACTGAATGGAAATGTTTACCGTTCCAGCGCGCGGGTTGTCGTTAATGGGGATGAGACCTGCCAGACCGGATTTCTCGACGGCGTAGCCGTAGCCGTTGGTAGATATCTCCGTGGCGCTCGGCGCCTCAGCTAGTTGGTGGAGTTTTAGATTCTCCGCTGGAGCCATAAAGAAACCGATGCCGGAGGTGTTGTTCTGGGATAGCATATTGTACCAGAGGGTTTCGTACAGGATGCGCCCACCCTCAGATAGCTTTATCCCGTCGTCCTGCGGGGCGGCGCTGTCATTCCGGTAGGGTATTTCTCCGGTCATCACAGCAATCAGCGGGTTTTGCACCAACTCCAATTGGACCTGCTCATACTGAGCGATAGCAGACATGGAGAGATAAAGCCCTGTCATAGTGGAAGCCAAGTTTGGGTTTGTATCATCTATCTCGAAGCCCCAGACTTTGTCGATTGGAAGAGTCACCCAATAGGCCCACCGCCCGTTCTGGACGTATGCCTCCGGGTTCCCGACCAGATCCTTCATTTGAGCTAGTTTGTCTAAATTGACCCGCCAGCCCTTTGAGGCAAACACAGCGTTTCCGGGCGGCTCAATCACAGCGTCGAAGCTCTCCAGATAGGGGATAAACAGATCTCCAAACTGCCTCCAGTCAGTACCCGGTTGGAGGAAATAGAACATATCGAAGGAGACGGTATAGCCGGAAATGTTGTTGTAGCCGATGATTTTTAGCCAGTCTGGCGGGAGTTTCTGCATGAAAGCGTAGTTGACTTTGTTGTGGGACTTATCTACATCGTATCGGATGTAGTAAAACACTTTGCCCTCTTGGATTGCTTGCCCGGTAGCTTTGTGGGCGTTGGCTTTTGGGTCCAGTTTGTCGTTGAACTTCTCCAACAGGGCAGCTTCACGCCAGAACTCAGGCGTTTTGGCATCATCTTCGTCGGTGAATGCCGGGGCCGTATAATAGTTGTATGTCATCAGGTCGGTGTAGAGCTTCCTGATTTTTAGCATCGGATAAGCTGTAGCCTCCAATGCGTGATGGGTTCCTCTCAGCAGGGCTTCGTTTCCGCCTGGATTCTTGATAGCCTCACCAATGGCGTCCTTGCTATACTCGACGGGAAGGGTGTTAATTTGCTTGACCCGCTTATTCTGAATCCATGGGTTGTTATCCATTGCCCGGTCATAGGCCCGGAACAGGGCATCCATCGGCATATTGGAGAACTTCGCAGAAAGCACATTGATTTGCCGCAGGAGGTTTTGATAGATTGTCTGCACTTTTCGCTAAGCCTCCTTCAGCCGTACTTGCTCTTTCTCCAGCTCTTTTTCTAGGTCAGCCAGAAAGTTCAGAATACCTGCCTGGGCATCCGGGTCATTGTGCAGGGCTTCGCCTGCGATGATGATATTGCAGGCGGCTACCCACTCCCGGTCAGGTGCGGGAAGCGATCTTGCGTTCCTGATGAGCGTACTCCCTCCCGGTTTCCGTTTGTTAGTATAGACAAGAAGATGATGGGGGGTGGCCCGGTGGAAGCGGTACTTTTCCGCAGCGTAATCGATGTGCTCTGCTGTTGGAGTCATTTGATAGATTCGGTATCGGTTCAACATACTCTTCCCCTTCTTCCAAGCACACGCGGCCTATACGACGCTACCCCCGATGCTGTGGCTGAGGCACGGCGGGCGGCGGCTATCAGCGGTTCCCAATTTGTTTTCCGGCGGGCGGACTGGATGAGGTTCTTTCGTTCCAGAAGCTGTGCCACCCGCAGTGTGTATTTTGTCGCAGACCACATATCACGCTGGATGAACTTGGATACCCGGTCCTCCGACCAATTTGAGCCCCGGTATTTGATTTGCAGATTCTTGATTTGACGGACCATCTCATGGGCCTTGATATATGGAAGAACGATTTCTACGTCACTGGAGCTGTCCGTGATTTTGTGAGCTTTTTTATATGCCTCCAAACCGGCGTAGTGGTCTGGAACGATCATCTGGACGTTGCCGTTTTCAAACTGCATCTTGGCGTATTTTATCATCTCACCGTCCGGATCGCTGTTCCCTGTTTCCCTGGCGCCGTTACTGGCTTTGACCGGGTAAATAACCGGAAGCGCACCGGGTAGCTCCAACTCTGGGTAGTCATGGTTCATGCAGCACAGCGTCACCCCGTCGCCCATATCCTTCATCAACTGCTCCGTAACAGACTTTCCGTACTGCTTATCGTCGATGGCGATGTAGGTCAGGAAATTGGACCCCGACATGGAAAATCGCGTCCACATCTGTTTGAGGTATTGTGCTTGTAGGCTGGCCTCCCTTGGCAGCATATCGTTAAGATATACCACCTGCTTCAGGAACACATCCTTCTTGGAGTCCTCCTTCTGAGCGGTCAATTTCGTTACTGCTATGGCGCATTTTGCGTGGTTCGCACCTTCCTCATGGGATACGTCGTAGCCGATGATATAAATGCAGTTCGGATTCCCGCAATGGCGCTCCTCCATGACCTTCAACACCTGGGACTTAGTGAGCGCCACATCTGAAATGACCGGGTCTTTTGTGTCTCCGGTGTAGACACTCTCGCACTCTCGTAGCCACTTCTCAGGAGTCATATTCTTTTTTAGGCCCCGAAAGTATTCAATGTCTCGGATACCTGACAGGACGGAGACTGTCCAGGGCACGTCTATGGCAAACGCGCTCTTCCCAGCCACCATGTCGGCCAGAATGTCGCACCGATACTTGAAGGCATCGTTTTGCTGGGAAGAAGCAGAAGTGATATAGTGCTTCTTGAAGTTGATATGATTTGGGTCAGGATAACCGTTCACTAGATGACGCAAACGGTTTGTTGGGTCAACAACCGTCTGATAGCGATCATGGTCGAAGGGGTACTCGTCTTCCTGCCCGCACTCCTCACAGATGACTTGGTGGCAGTTATCGCCGCGCTTGGATGTTATGCGGAACTCGGAATTGGTATCGGTGATAAGGGTAAAATCACCCTTTGCAGATGTCTTGATAATGATTTGGCTGGTTAAGGCAGGATAGTTCTTCTGCACCTGCTCAAATGCTGAACGGGCCAGATCCGCAGCCTGATCCATGGTTGGGCCAAAGTAGCGAATACGCTCATGGGGCCAGCACAGCATTTCGGTTGCTGCTCCGGATAGTTTTGTGTAGGTCTTGGAAAGGCCACGGGAACCAGTGATAAAGGTTTCTTTATACCGGGCATCTGCACGCCAGATAAGTGCTTGAATAAATTGTTGCTGGAAATCGGCCTCTGGGGATTGGCAGATGGCAAGCAGCCGATCAGGATACCAACGGAAGTAGGAGAGGAGCAGGCACCAGCTTTCAGAGTTCTTCTTGGAGTAGTCCACCGGTTTTGGTTCCCCGCGCTTTATCCATCTATGAAGTGTGGGGTTCCACCATTTACCGGCTGGCATTTTACTCAACTCCTCGGTTCTACTTTTTCTTTCCTTTTAGCTTTTTCTTTTCCAATTTCATGGGCGGGAGTCCCAGACATTTCAATGTGTCCAACTCTGCCTTGCTCATATCACTGTCGAACTCTCCGTATTGCGGTTCAATCTGAAGTTCCAAGGGAAGCTCGTCCGATTCGGCTATGCCCATGTTCCGACGTGTACAGTTGACGATTTCTCGCAGGATGTAGTCCAGATAGTCGTGAGACATGGGATACTTGGCTTGATCTCCGCGAAGTTTTCCCAGAAGTTCATCATACCCTAGCAGGTCTCCGTTTTTCATGTACCCGGCCCGTTCCAAGGCATCGCCCAGTGTATCCAACTTAATGGGAGCCACCGGGGCCTCGTCGCGCTTCCGCATGAGGTTGTCTGCCATAAATTTGGAGCGGATGTCGTTCAGTTTGCGGGCGTCATCGTATTCTTTCCTTGCCATCGCTTTGGAGTAGTCAAGCTCAAGTTTACATATCTCTCGAAGATTGTGCTCCATTTCTTCGTCAATGCCGTTCTCCATCAGACCCCCGGCTTTGATGGAGTAGAGCCGGTCGAGCTCCTTATAGTCCTCGGTTGTGTAGTCGCTCAATATGCCCCACTTGCGGCGCTGGGCCTTTGTACCAGGCAGCTTGGCAGAGGTTCCCTCCATGGTCGCTCCTGCTGCGAACTTTGTCCTGGCGTCGATTTTTCCGCCAAAGAGCACAGAGATGTCCGTCATACCATCCACAAACGCCGCCGGTTCGCCGTCGTCCTTGTATCTGTATTCGCTGGTTTCCAAGTTTTCTAGATACATGATCCAAGTGATCTCGTCGACGTCATATGCTCCGTTTGGCATACATTCTGGAATGAATGGGAGATTGTAGGCCGCGCAGCATAGGAAGTATGCAAAGGCGGGAGAGGTGTCCTCCGCAAAATCCTCGAACTGCTTCTGCTGGCAGTCACGGCAATAATGGACGAACCGCGTATCTTCGTACCAATCTGGGGAGGCTAGGACGCCTTCCTCCTCATTGAGGCCACACCCACAGTTGACGCAGTATATAGTTGCTATTTCCTGCTCCTGCCCATTGTTGTGCATTTCCGACACCCTGTTCCCTCCTCGCAAGAAAACAAAAAGAGGCCACTGTCAACTGCATTATACAGTCAACAGCGGCCCCAAATGGCCCCTCTATGCCATCAATTCGGCACAGGTATCTTATTATTTCTTATTTTACCGCTTTTCCACTCAAATTGCAACAACTTTTGTCGGGTGCCTGAATGTGTTCCAACTTTGTACGTATGGACATCACTTTTATTTTATTATTCCATGCGGAGAGCTTCACTTCATTTCCTTTGGAAAGGGCGCGCTCTATCACTTCAATGGATTGTTGTGAAAGTTTGTATTCTGCCATATTCCCTCCTATTTTGGCAGGGGTGGCCGGATTCGAACCGACGATACGAGGGTCAAAGCCTCGTGCCTTGCCGCTTGGCTACACCCCTGTTTGGAGCTGGTGGACGGACTTGAACCCCCGACCGGTTGAATACAAATCAACTGCTCTACCAACTGAGCTACACCAGCATGGAGCACCAGAGAGGTGTCGAACCTCCAACCTCCGCACTACGAAAGCGGTGCGCTACCGATTGCGCTACTGGTGCTGGCCCGAGTGGTGGGACTCGAACCCACGGCCCCATGCTCCCAAAGCATGTGCGCTACCAACTGCGCTACACCCGGATAAGGCGGGAATCCCGCCTAGTTTATTGGCTTCGGCATCGTCACCGTTACGGTGTATTCGGTGTCGGTTTCTTCGATGGTGTAGTCCGCTTGCTTCTGAGTATATATAGTGATCGAACTCCCCCCGAAGTTGCCCTGTACGGTCACACGCACAGGGCGATCCTCGGAAGTCATGCACCCGGTCAGGAAAACCAGTGCGGTGGTGACGCACGCCAAAACCAGCTTGCGCATTAGTTAATTGCCTTTTTCAGGGCAGTGGACACCTGCAGCCGAAGCGCCTTGTGGGCCGCAACGGTGACCTTCTCCCCGGTAGCCGGGTTGTGGCCCTCACGCTCCGGCACCATCTTGGAGCGGAAGGTGCCCAGTTTGTTGACAGCCACATCCTCGCCCTTCTTGGCGCACTCGGTGATGATTTCCACCATCGTGTCCACAGCGGCCTTGGCATTGGCCTTCTTCAGATTGGTGCGGTCTGCGATCTCAGCAATTAGTTCAGAATACAGCATTCTTGCTCCTCCTTTTTTCTTTCCCGCCCTCGTCTCCTGCAACTGCGGGGCGGCAAATTTGAGCGGGTGAGGATTTGCACCTCAC